AAGCGTGCCGCTGTTGCTGCAATTGTTGCTGCAAAGTCTGCGGAAGCTTCTGCCTAGGGGTCGTACGAATCCATAAAAACAATTTATTGTTCTTCACGAAAAGCGTGAAGTTTTTTTAAATTTTAGTTGTTTTCACTGTCTTTAATAGCTTTTTTAAGTGTATTCAAAGCAACCAAGCCATATTCACGAATTTCTGGTATCGGGACTTCTTCCGAGACTCTTTTCAACTCAGGTAATAATTTATCAACGAATGGTTCTACATCTTTTGGATCACAAACAAGCTTACACATATTTGTAACAACAACACAAGCCTTTCTTTTCATTTGAACGTCACGATCACGAAGTGCTCTATTTAGTAGAGGTGCGATGATGGCAAGAGTGGATCTTTCGACTTGTGATACAAACGTTGTCCCCATTAATTTATCGAGAGCATTGACTGTTTCTTTTGGAAAAGCATTGGCATTAACAAGATCACTAACAATATGTTTGATATCTGGATTTGTAACAACGATACACGATTCTTTTAGTGCTACCAGAGCCATTTTCTTAACGTCTACTTTTGTATCCCAACACATGTCAACTATTTTTGGCACAATTAATGGTAGTAGAAAAGAAATTTGTGTTGGACTTGTATGAGGCAAAATTTGAATAAGTTTAAGAGCACCCAATTTTTCCTTCCAATTAATTGATTTGAAAGATTCAAATAAATATGGAAGAATAAGAGAAGATGCGTAAGGATTCAAATTTTGAAAGAAATCAACTAAACATAATTCAGTTTTTTCAGAAACGATTCTTGTATCATTAAACAGATACATCATATCTTTTAGAAGCATAATGAAATATGGTTCGAATATGTTTCTATTTTCCTTGTTAATACCTTGAATTATTTCAATGATAGAAATCCGTACATTAATGTCCGAATTTTTCAGTGCATCTTTAAAAGATATGGGAAAGTTTAATTCATAAATCGAGGAAATACCTTTGTGTTTGATTTCATTAGATAAAGATGAGATTAGTGATTCTCTTTTGTTTTGTTCCTTTTCATTGAGAATACTTGAAAAAATGTCGTTCATTTTGAAAATCTTAAAAATGTCGTTCATTTTGAAAATCTTAAAAATGTCGTATCATCTTGTTTTTATATGTTTATAAATATATGGTTAATATAAGTTATGTTAGCGATTCACATTCAAACACATGAACCTCATTTTCATTATACGAATTTATTAATAGATTCCTTGTTATTGAAAACAGATATTATTGAAAAAAGAATTCCAATATATATAATATTTGACAATGAAAGGAGTATTCAATTATTTGAACAAAAATATAGATATAAATATAATTTGATAAACTATTTAAATACAGAAGATATTATCAATTCATTTAAAGGAAAATACACAGAAAGATTTGATGAATTATTTACAAATGTAATACACACACAGTGGGGTTCAGGGGGTCATCGTGACTACGTTGCTTTAAAAAGAACGTATTCACTTTTAGAATTGAACAATCTTGGTTATGATTTCGTGTGGTGTTTGGATTCAGAATCAAAAATTTTGAACCACGTTAAAATTGAGGATATTATGAAACATAATAAAACTAAACCTCTACTTTTGGTAGGTCCAGCAAATGAAGGTTCAATTAAATATCCTAATGTTATTGAAGAGGTATTTAAAAAAGATTTTACAGATTTTAATAATATATCCATTCGGATGAACGATTTTTGGTTTATTCACACCCAATTGTTTTCAAATATGATAAATGACTTATTTGAAATTCACAAAAATCCTATTTCATATTTCATAAATGGATCAGAGCAAACATTATATGAGTATTTTTTATTATCCTTATATTTGAAAGATAAAAATTCGATTGAGTTAGTAAAATTAAATGATGTTTTATTTGAAAATAAGTTGTTTAAAAACATTCTTCTGAATTACCACTGTATGTCTCAGTTTTGCAATAAATTAAATGAAATGTATTTCAATAAAACTTTTTCATATAGAGGCGATTATATTTTGGATTTGCGAAAAACAAGAAAAGGTCAAATCTTGCTTTCAAAGTTAAATATTAAAATCGCTTGTTCAAATTATTCGGGTTTTTAACATTTGTATGTTATTGTTTATATAAGCATCGAAACGTTTGCCATTCCTGTGCCAACATTAACGCTTTGCCCTATTATGAGTTTTTCTATATTTGAGCTTACAGTTTCATTTTTTCCTTTCAATGAACCGGATGTAATGGACCCCATTAGACTCTGTGAAGCAGCATTAGTTAATGTGTTGCCAATACTATTATTATTTTCTTCATCTTCTTTAATTTCGGTATCTTCATCATCATTATCTTCTAATTCTTCATTAGTTTTATTTACGACTATTTCACCATTTTCGTCTTTTTCTAAAATGTTTTGAAGACCGATTAAATTTCCATCTTGCGTTCCTGTTGTAATTACAGTTTGCAAATGTCTGATATCGAGATCTTTTTTTTCAAAAATGCGATTAGCTTCATACGTGAAAAGTTTTACTGTTGCTTCAACGCCTAATGTGTTGTATGTGTCGATTAAGTTATTTGTAAATGTCTTTTTTTGGTCTACTGTTTTAAAATGAGATAACAGCTCTGTTAAATTCGAACCGACTATTTCTGAGATTTTTATTATTTTTTTTTCAAAGTTAAAATTGATATTATAATAGTTTCCATCTATAACATTAATTTCAGAATAGGTGTCAATACCATTGATCAAAATATTTTCAAATTTTTTGAAAATTTTATTGATATCAAAATCTTGAAAACTTTTTGGTTGCTTTTTTGTAATTTTCCCTATAAGTTTTAATGGTTCTATTTGAAAAACAATTTTTTGTTGTTCTTTAATAAAAACAAAATCTGATATAATATCATTCATTTCTTTTGAATTTTTCAATTTTGTTATAATGTTCTTAACAATGGATATCTTAGTTTTTGGTTGTAGTTCCATGATAAATAAATATTTCATTGTTAAATTCCCTCTCTTTAATGCTTTTGAATAATCTATATATGATTTAAGAATGCTATTCTTTTCGTCAATTTTCATACCTTTGCAGTAAATAATTTTCATAGATTTCAATAAGTCTTTTACACGCAATTCTTTAATATTTTTTTCAAAGAATTGTTTATGTTGTTCTTCTGTAGCGTTAAAATCCTTTAAATGGAGTGTTGTGAAAGAGGTTCTTTCTTTATTTTTCTGAATTCTAAAAAGCTCTTTAATACGAGGAACACCACCTGTTCTGCCTGCAGAACCGGCATTATGAAATGAATTAAGAGTCAACTGCGTTGTTGGTTCACCAATTGAAGTTGCAGCTAATAAACCGATTGGTTCACCTATATCAACAAAGCAACATCTAATCGTATATTCAATATCATCAATAAATGCGTTAAATGATTTTGTGTCGAACCTGTTTTCTAATAATATTTTTGGCGAAGCAAATGATAAAAGTAAGAAATGGAATTTTTTACCTAATTTGTATTGAGTTATAATTTGTTGATATTTGAATTCAATTTCTTCTGATGTCATTAATGAATTGCTTGCATTATCATTATTTGTGACATTGGTATGTTTTTCTAATATAGTCTTAATGTTAATAGGATATTTTACAATCATGTCTATTTCGTCTTCTAATTCTTCTGAATTTACGATATGATCTCTTAAAAATTCATCCATAAAATATTTGCGTAAATTTATAAGGTTCTTATATGATATATTTGAGTTGTTTTCAATATAATGTTTTTCTTTAAACTCTTCTTCTGACATTTTAATGATTGATGATACGTCAAACTTTTGTATATTTTTGCCATCAAAATTATCATTACCATAAGGGCCATAAATACGGTCTGACGAATCAACAATCATATTATTGTGACCTATTTTGACATCTTGCATGAAATTAACAAGCTGTTTTTGAATATATCCGGATTCTCCGGTAGAAAGTGCTTGTTCTATAATACCTTCACGAGCAGCTATAGAATGAAAGAAATACTCGTCTGGTGTAAATCCACTCGCGAAAGTTGATTTAATATAACCGAAATTAGAAGGATGTTCGTCATATTTAAATGAATGAACGAGATTTCTTTTCTTATTAATACCAATTCTCGAACCATTCTCAATTTGTTGTGCTATCGTGCCTTTAATTTGGAGCATATTCTGCATTTTACCCTTTGATTTTGAAGAAATTAAATTTTTGAATCTTGATTTTTCTTGTTTTTCAATAAGATTTTCAAAAATCTTTTTCGATTCTTCCATAATTTTGGCAATTTCAATTTCCTTTTTAATAATATCATAATCGCCTGTTTCGTGGGTTTGAAGAACAACATTTCTAATTTTGCCATACATTTTTTTTGTTTCTTCATTAATGGCATTCTGTAACTCACTATCTGTTTTTGAATCCGCAGGTGAAACAGAAAAAGCATTATGTTTCATGTATGAATTTAATACTTTTTGAATATTATTGAAAAAATCATATGACGTTTTATTATCACTATTGTGAAATACCTTTGCTGTCAAACCATTCATTATGCTTTTATTCATTTCATTAGGAACATCAATATTTTTTGGTATCATATTTCTGATAAACTGTTCCTTATTAAAATCTTCAAAAAGTCCATTATAAGCAATTGAAGTTGAAATAGTATTCATTTTTGTCAATACATCCATATTAAGGTTTTCATTTAGTTCATTATATAAATTATAAAATGCGAGAGCATTGTCTTGAATGAATGTCGAACTTGCTTGATTTGTTGCTGAACTCATTGTATTTTTGCTAATATTTGACAACTGTTTTATTTCTTCTGTTGTAACAATCGATTGAGGAACGTGTAAATTCATCTCGTCTCCATCGAAATCAGCATTAAATGCTTCTGTTACATTAGGGTTCAGACGAATTGCCATATCATTAGGATGAACAAATACACGAAATCCCATCATTGAAAACTTATGAAGACTTGGTTGTCGGTTTAGAATTATCATATCATCGTTGATCAAATTACGATGCACGATGTCACCAATATTAATAGGTGTGTCTTTATCAAATTGAACTTTTTGAGTAGTATTCAAAAATTCTATAAAATTTATTTTGGGATATGTATCATTTAACGCCATATTTTTGAGATCTCCAATATTTTCAGGATTGACTTTTATAGGAAAAGTCAAATTGTAGCATATTTCTTGAGGAATACCTACTTGATTAACATCCATAGCAGGATCTGGTATAATAACAGCTCTTCCACAATTTTGAACTCGTCTTGATAATAATGTTTCTAAAACACGTGAATTTTTTGATTGAGCTCCTTGGATTCTATTTCCAAGCGTTATGAAATTAGGTGTAATTTTAAAACGTGTTTCATTTTTATTATCAACAAGAGTAAATACTACACTCGATACAACGCCTCTCCAAGTTTCCGTTGTTTTCTGACTTTTGTTTTTATTCACATCTTTGTTTATACGAATTAGATTTTCATACGTTTCTGTAATCCTATCAACCATCTCAGAACCATTAGGCAATTTACGAGATTTTCGCATGTTTGATGGAACAACTGGAATGCTATGTAAAATCATTGATGATGGTTTTGAATGAATTTCATTGAAATTAAACAATTCCAAATTCTCTTCTGTAATTTTTTCGAATAAATTATAACAATATTCAGGATTATATACTTTGGTTTCCTTTTCAATATAACCTTCAATAGTATTTGGAATAGGCGTTGGACCGAGTTTGTGATACTTATATTTAGGTTGAATAGTATTACAGCAATGACATTTGATTGTCTTCCCCTTTGTTTCTGGAATGTTTTTAAAATTTTTCAAAAGAAAACCAATTGGATTTGACTGATTTTTGATTTCTTCTTTTGAAGGATATTTAAAATAATTTTGTTTTACTTTAGAAATATCGAGATCATCTCTAAATGGAACAAGACAAGAAGCACAATTAACGCAAGTAATTTTAAGCAAATCTTTTACATTATCGAAGAATAAAGGATGGAATATGGGGAGGGCAAGTTCTATATGACCATATTTATTACGAATACGAGGGCTGTCCAGACCATTTAATTTTAGTTCTCCAGAACCTGTATAACGCTCGACAGTATCAACAAGTTGATTAGATTGTTTTTTAATATCTTCATCACTTAATATACCAAATTGAACTGAATTTATTTGATTAATTATATCTTCACGTCTTCTTTCTTCCATTTATATAAATATTATATAAAAAAATTCGTAAAACTTTCACGAATCCAAAAGTTGTTTTTGAAACTACTTTTTTTGAACTTTTTGACAACACATACGAACACGATTATCATTTACTCGTCCGTATTTAGATTTGAAACAGCAAGGACAAATTGAAATTTCGTAATCTTCAATTGATTTCAATTGCCTTTTCTTATCGTTTTTCGTTTTATTCTTAAACATTTTGAAAGTTGCCTTTTTATGATATTATATAGGGTTTAGGGTAGATTTTCTAATATTTTTTACTCCTTTTGGATCATAGCAAAATCAATTAACAAACGATTTTTCTTGAATTTTTCGTAATCTTCAATTTTTTCAAAATGAGATTCATTCACATCATCTAACGTAATATCTTTGATTTTTTCAATAACGGACTTGATATTTTTTGATTTACCTTTACCTGAAAACACAGGTTCAATGTTGTCAGCTTTATCGCCTTCAAGGATCTTATGTTTTAAATATAATTGACCTACGAGAGGCTTGTCGCTAATAATCTTTTCAGTAGAATTCATCATCTTTACATTATTATTTGATTCAACCAACTGAAGAAAATCTGTATCAGAGGTAAGGATGGTGATGTCTGTGTTTTCATTTACACTCAAAAGCTCACGACACTTTAAAGCGATACAATCATCTGCTTCGTGGCAATCTTTCCTAAGTATGATAATTTTAGGATTAGTTTTCGCAATCTCCTTAAAGTGGTCATATAAGTATTTCATAAATTCGTAAATATCATTATTTTTAGTTCTGTTTGCTTTATAATTTAAACAGACGTTTTTACGCCAGTTTTTACCATCCATAGCCTCAAGAGCAATATAAACTGTACCTTTATTTTTAGAATACTTCTTTAAATTCTTATCGATTTGCTTCATAAGACAATTTCTAAAAATTTCTTCATTTTGCCATGAATTTTCCTGATCACGTTCTTCTTGAAATGAAAACCATCGTTTGCAAGCGTGATACCGATAAAATGAGAAATATCCGGTATCAATAAACAAAACACTCATTGTCATTAACCTAACATTTATATAAAAATATTCAAAACATTTTTAGAAAAAACATTAGGAAATTTAATGACGTTTTGAATATTTTACAAAATGACTTAAAATTCCTTAATGATAATTTATACAAGAAGTTTCTTGTAGCTTCCTTTATAAATTTGTGTGTATTTGAAATTTTTCTGTTCTTTCAATGAATCAAACGAGATTTTAGCACGCATACCTATATCTTCACAGTCTTGAAAATTCTTTTCTTTGGTTACCATCAATTTCTTAAATTCTTCGAGTTTATTTTCTACCTTATAAATGAATATCTCATCTTGGTCGAACACTCGGCAATCACAAAAGAAAAGTGAATCCCATTTCATGTAATTTGAAAACGAATTCGGGCCGTTGCTTGAAAATGCCTTAACTTCAATCAAACCTAATCGTTCACTTGCAAGATCTCCTGAACATTTGCGTGTCACTGTTGGATCACCTAAATATTTTTTAATAGCAAGCATTACGAGATTTTCAGTGATGAATTCTGGAATAATAGGCGACCTGATATCATATTCGGTATGATTACGAAGAGTTCTTTGAAAATATTTAAACTCTGTTATTACTTTTTGAAGAATTCTTGGAATCTTATTTTCGTTATATTTCTTACTTTTCAATAGATATTTTTTGATATCATACTTCTTATACTTTTTTACAACTGATTTACCTTTGAATATTTTTGTAAGATTTTTTTTGATTTTATCAAGCATAATTATACAATCATACATTTTAATAAATTTTTTTTGAAAACATTTTTCAAAAAATTATAAGGAATTTTAATTACAATTTTTATTTTACATCATTTTACATATTTTCCATTTTAGCATACATAGCCGCAAGAGCGGCTTCCTGTTGTTCTTTGAATTCTCTCAGCATTTTTGCTTTTTCTGTCTCGACAGGTGCTTCGACGGGTGTCTCGACAGGTGCTTCGACGGGTGTCTCGACGGGTGTTTCGACGGGTGTCTCGACGGGTGTTTCGACGGGTGTTTCGACAGGTGTTTCGACGGGTGTCTCGACAGGTGTCTCGACTGGTGTCTCGACTGGTGTCTCGACGGGTGTTTCGACAGGTGTCTCGACGGGTGCTTCGACAGGTGTCTCGACAGGTGTTTCGACTGGTGTTTCGACATCATCTTCGTCTTCTTCATCTTCGTCTTCACTGTCTTCGTCTTCTTCAATGTCTTCCTCTTCTTCTGTGTATTCTGAGTCACCGTCTCCCTCATCCGATTCATACTCAGTTGCCACAGTTTCATCGTCAGTTGCATAGTCAGTGTATGAGACGCCTTTATTCTCCTCATCTTCTTCTAGGATTGCATTATTTTCCTCTTCTTCGATGGATTGCTTATATTCTTCCTCTGTTAATTTTACTAAGCCACGAAGAACAACATCTGTTTGGTATCCGCGAGACTTCATGAAAACCGATTTTAATTCGACGAGAGGAACCAAGTAGCAATCAGCACAATCATTCTTATCAAGCTCGTTCTGTTCAGTATCAACATATTCATATACAAATTTATTGTTTTTCATATGCACACGAAGAGCAAAAGAGTATCCATTTAGAAAGGGCTCGTGCATCTTTTTGAGTGTTGACTTCGAAAGGATGTTTTTACCGTAAAAAGCGCCTCCTTTTGCCCACTGGTGGCCAAAAAAATCATTAAATTTGGTAACAATAGTTTTTTGAACAAATTCATCTAGATTTTCGAGGAATTCTTTGAAATCAACATGAGCATCTTTTGTTAGATCAAGATCAAATTTTAGAAACCCATTTTTTGAAATATTTTGGATGTTGATACCTCGCTTGTTGACCTTAAACACAGGCATCGCAAAATAAACAGGATCACCTGATTCATCGATGATAGGTAGTTCAACAGCACCTCCTGGCAGCTTTGATCCTTTTTTTATGTTTAGCTTTTTAAAATCGATATTCGAGAATTCGTCAATAAATTCTTCGTCTGCCATTTTTTAAACTTAAAATTACATTATGTAAAAAATTTTTGAATTTTGACGCACTCAATTTCGCGTTTCGTAAAATTTGATTGAAAATACAGAAACAGCAAATAAAAGTGTGAATATAAATATACCAACATAGTTTAGCTCGTTTGATTCAATATCAACCAATGAAATCGTTGGAATTTTTTGATTAATGAAATCTGCGAATTTGTTTTTAAATGCAAGAAAGCAGAAGAATATGATAGCAAGGATAAGGGTTTTCTTGAGAATATCAATTACTTTCTTAAAATTTTCTTCGAATGATATTGGTGACTGTTCGGTATATTCAACAGCACGTTGTTTTTTTGGTTTTTTGTATTTCACTACTTCTTCTTCTTCTTCTTCATCTTCATCTTCGGTATCGGAAAGGACAATAATGGGCTTCTTCACTTTCTTCTTTTTTTTCTTTACGACTTTTTCAACGGGTATCTCTTCAAGTGGCTTGACATTTTCTTCAATTTCAAAAACAGGATCGGTTTGAATAGCTTCTGTGTCAAGTTCATTCATGAGTTTCTCTACTAAATCGTTTTCAACTTTTTCTGTTGATGGCTCGGTCATTTTATATAATAATATTATGTTAATTTTTAAAATTTTTAACGCACATGAATTTGAAAAAAATTCATAAGGAATTTGTGTTCATCACAAGTCAAATTTACAAAACGTCATTAAAATTCCTTATAAAATTTTAAAAAATGTTTTGGAATTTTTTGTGTGTGATTTTCATAATTATAAATTTATATTTATACATTATGGCAACGTTAATCAAAGGTATTGTTTCGATTTTAAAATCTCTTGAAAAGCCGTATTTGGAATATAATCGTCCTGAAAATATGACTGAATACACCCAAATTATTGAAGACGGGCATTACATATATGGAAAACCACATATTACAAAAGATAATGTAAGTCCTTTTAGTCCTTATGATGTTCTGCTTGTTGCGTTAGATGAAAACGGGAAACCACTTCTTTTGAAACATCCATATTACATCACACCTTTTGGTGATAAGTATAGACTCAATAAAAAGAATGAGAAAATATTTGAATCCAAAAACGAGTGTAAACAATATAAACTTATATTAGCAGATGATTCTACACGAAAATTTCTCCCACATCATTTACAGCTTTGGTCGTATTATTCTAATCCTAAAAAGATTGATTGGACAGAGTTTTGTAAAAATAAAGATAAAAATTGTGAAAATAGTAATGGTGACGCAGAAGTCGACCATATCCTACAAGGACATAAAAGATGTCATTTTAAGTTTCTGGAAGCCGTCACACGTGCTGAAAATATTCGTCGTAGTAAAATGTCATCAAATGGTAAAAATGCTTCTAAACAATCTGGTATAACAAAAGGAAAACCATTTCATATTTGGATTGATGGAATTAAGATTGTTGATGAAAACAATATTGACAAAGTATTTGAAACTTTACCGATTGGATCAGAATATTTGAAGAATGAGTATGATATTACTATTAGTGCTAATAATATTAATTATTATATAAAAAGTAAGGGAGTATTTGGAAGTAGCAATAATCACAAATTACAATTTGATTATACCGAAGAATACAAAGAAACGCTTAACAACTTACCTGGTGAAATATGGTATAAACCCGATGAATGGAAACACAAGGGAGAAATTGGAAAAATGAAAAATCCTCCACAAGCCATATCCAATTTGGGAAGAATATTAGATGGAATGGGAAAAAGAACACGAGGTATTCAATGTAAAAACTCAGAAGGAAATCTTATAAATTCCAGTGTGTTTAATGATGTTTTAGTTCATAAACTTGTATGGCTCGCATTTTCTGATGAACCAATTGGAAAGCTTAAAATATTACACAGTAAAGAACACGACTCTAATGAAAAAGATGAAAATGGAAACTGTATTCGCTATTCAAATGCATTCGTAACATTGAGACTTGGAACACAAGGAGATAATATGATTGAAATGGGAGAAGATAGACAACGCAAAAAAGAGCGAGACCCCAAGAATGAATTCATTGTGAAAGACCCGAATGGAGTTGAAATAATGCGTTCTCATTATGTTCCGGATTGTTTCAAAAGACTTTGTAAAGCATACCCAAATATCGAGTTTACTATAGCTACTATTTACAGTTGTCTCAATCCAGATAGAAACGAAAAATCTATCAAAGGCTTCACATTCTCTTATGTTATACCTCGTCCTGTATCTGTATTAGAAACTTGACGTATGTGCACCTATATTTTGATGAATAAGTTAATTTGAAAATACTGTGCCGCCCATCCCGTTTTGTATACGCAAAATATTTTGATTTACGCTGTATACGTAAATATTGAAATCATAATCGTAGCCTTGTCCTGGTTTTTTAAGGGGAGGCTGTATTGTTTCGATTTCGAGTTCTGCTGTTTCGATTCTCGAAAAATTGCAAGTGCCATTTGGATTGAATTCGCCAGGTGCCAAGGCAAATGAATACATTTGAATACCAAATTTATCCGTATTCACGCCATGCTGAAACGCCTGTAACGATTGATGAAATTGTGATGATGATGTACGGTAACGTTCGACCCCATCAAATAAAAGGCGTGCATTTTTAATAATATCCTTATCATATGAATTGAAATTAAACTTAGTCGGGATTAAGGCTCGTGTATTATCAGTATCCATATCAAGTGTCTGCTGAACACCATTAACCACTTTTATTGAACCATTTTCAAATTGGTAATACAATGGGTCCGCATTATCGTAACCGAATCGTCGTATGTACGTTGCCGACGATGGATCGATAAATTCATTATCATAATTTGTATAATTGTTAAAACCATTAAACAAATCTGCTACGTCTGAACGTTGCCCGAGCCATATCAGATATTTCACAGGATGCGAGAATTGTAATTTCAAAGACTTTGTTCCAGTTACACCTGTAAAAGCATTTCTATTCACTTGTTCTATTAAATAATCATGAGACGATAAGGCAAATTTTTTTCTTTCAGCCTCATCAAGGAAAATATAGTTAGCCAATACGTGGCAGTCGTAGTTCCACCCTTGTAAATTTTTTGTGCCGTCGTTTAATGAGCTCATCTCTGGGCTGAAAGAATTATTAGGAATAGATGTGATAAAATTTCCAATATGATGATGATCTTGTGTAGCGTTTGGAGCAATTCTTGTTCCAACTTCATTTTCATTATTAGGGCGAGTTTCAAGAATAGTATATAAATCGATAATTGGACGACACTCGAATTCAACGTGCACTTCATGGTATTGAAGAGCTATTAACGGAAGAGCAAGGCCCGGCGACTTACTAAACCAAAAGGGAATAGGGACGTATATTTTGCGTCCCTTAATCGAGGGTGGCTGAAGAAAAGGATTCTTAGCGAATTCAGAAAAAGCAAATCGAACGCTATCTGGATTCGTGTCTTGTGCAGGATCCAAAGAGCTTGTTGGATAGAATCCGTTATTAATACCATTATAGGCAGGAAAGAACATCTCTGGTTCATGTCCCGTAATTCGGTCGAAATTATTCTTCTGTGAAGTATCAAGAAAAAGTTCGTGGTAGATCTCAATCCATTGACCATATAATTCACTTATCTTCGTTCCACCAATCGTAAGTGTTGCCTTGTTTATAATCTGCGATCCAATATTAGGAATCCATTGAAATTCGTATGCATTTCCTGTGACATTTCCTGAGCTGTCTGTTATACTTTCGTAACCTGAGTAGATATCAGGGAGATTCATAGAAAAGTAGATATTACTTAGTAAATCGCCATTACGATCGATTTTACATCTCATAATTGATGGGACGTCATAGGCAAGAGACTGAATCCCTTCAAATTCGATACGCCGTGGTTCCATAGCAAATAGAGTGTGTTTTTTATAAACGTTTTTGAAAAAGGTAATAGATGGGTTGCCGTTTAAATATTCATTTTGTTGACCTATTCTTTTTAATTGCAATAATCCACCACCCATATTATATTAAAATTATATAAAATTTTCAAAAAAAAATATACAATAATATTAATATAGGTATTATGTATTCTGATAAAGAAAATGATGATAGAGTTGATGAAATTTTGGAAAAATTAAAGGCGTTTCGTAATAATTATGAATATATAATAGACATTTCAAAACAATATTCTTTAACAAACAGTTCAAGTTTGATCACATTTTTGTATAAAAAATTTGAAAAATATACTGATGATCTAACTGGTAAAAAACTCAATTATATTGTTATAGTCGATTTTGAAGTTGATAAGGATACCCAAAAAATTGTTAATATTATGAACGCAAAATATAATGTCTTTATTCAAATATTCGAAAAGAAGACATTATACTATGATGTCACAGAGCATTTCCTAGTTCCCAAACACACGAGAATCTCAAAAAGAAGTCCCGAAAAAATTCAAAGAATTTACGATGAATATTTTATAAATAATCCATCTAAGCTTCCAAAAATTTTAGTAAGTGATCCTGTTGCCAAATTCATCGGATTAGAAATAGGTGATTTCGTAGAGATCGATAGAGTTGAAACAAAAATGATTCGCGTTTGCGTTTAAAATCCTACAAATTTTATATGATTTTAAGTAATAATGAAAAAAGTTTTTATAATCGCGTTTATAGCAATTTGTGTATTTATATTACTTACAAACAACATTGATGAACATGAGCCTGAAGACATAAGTATATTTTATGATGATTCTAATATAATTAATACTGAATTAGATGAAATAGTTCTTTATAATAACGGACCGAATCTTGAAAAATTCAAATTTAAGAAGTGTACTCATCAAAAACTTAAAAAAAATAATACAAAAACTCTTGTTGTCAAAACTAGTGAAGAAGAGGGATCATTGTTTTTAATACATACATACTATTCACGATTTTTTGAAACATATGGTGATGGTAAAGGTAACATTGTATCAAATATTAATATTCTTGAAATTGACCAAAAGAAATATAAAGATCTTAAACTAATTGAGCTAACCTTGAAAAAGGAAGACGCCTTGATAATACCAAATAATTATTTTGTTTTTTGCGAATCAAATGATTTCGTTTTCTCACAAATATAAAATTGTAAAATTACATACCAAATCGGCGATTTCTCTTTCTAAAAGTCTTTAATATTTGTTTTAAATCATTTATGTCAAATTCAGGCCATAGTTTAGTTAAAAAGAATAATTCGGCATAAATACTTTGAATGGGAAAGAATCCACTTAGTCTTTTTTCAGAACCAGTTCTTATTATTAGATCTATTTTACTTTGTTTCCTATTATAGTTTTCATTTGTATTATTTGAAAAATTCAAAATATCTTTTTCATAATCATATGCCAACGCGACATTAATTATATAAATAGGATTTTGAGATCTTTTTGCTGATAACTTAGCACAGATGTCTTTTATGTCATTTGGTAACAGATCAAAATCACCGACAATATTTATAGATATTTTGTCAATATATTCAAGAATTTTATTTTTTTTACTTTTCTCTAATTTATCCATTATTTCAATGTATTTATATTCAAGTCTTCTAATAAACTGGTATATGGTTTCAATAGTTCCGTCATTCCTTTTCATATTATCTATTGAAGCGACGTAAAGACTAACTTCGTTAATATCTTTCAAATCATTATATTTCTGTCTCTTCGTTTCATTTAAAATTAGTGGTAAAATTTCATCAATCTTTTTATTAACAATTAACATCCATTTATCAGTCATTTCAAAAAGTGGATAATCATTTTTACGACACCAGCGCCGATTGCCGTCAGGGATGATTCCTATATGTACCATCTAATATAAAAGTTATATTATAAATTCTAAAAAAAAAACACATTTTTTTTATATGTATTAATTAAAAATGCCAGTGCCTTGGTATGTGTATTTATCTGCTATACCAGTTATGGGATTCATAGCAATATATGTTATTGATAAGTTTTTTGATCAAATTCCTAAAATCAAATTACCAGGTTTGTGTTTCGATTCTGAAACAAAAGTGGTATTGAGTGATGGGGCTACTAAAAGAATGATTGATGTAAAGATAGGAGATGTTTTACTAAATGACGCGAAGGTTGTTGGAACAATGAAATTTTCAGGAAAAGACATTAAGATGTCTAATTACGATGGTATCATTACAACCCCTAACCACCACGTATTACATGACGGTAAGTTTAAAAGAGTTTCTGATCTTCCTAATGTCATAAACAACTTATATGATAAAAAAATAGAATATGTGTATGATCTTGAGACAACAGACCATCGTATTGTATGCTTGAATGATAAGAATGAGCGTGTTGTTTATACAGATTTCAGTGAAATAGATGATTCTGATAATTTTATTGAAAATTACGAATTATCCATCCTTAACAAAAATTTAAAATAAATATATGTATAATGTATAGAATATGAATATTAAAGAATTTTTAATTGGTCCTCTTAAATCAAAGAAATATTGTAAATATTTCAATGTTATAAACTGGATAATTGTAATCATTCTTGGTATTCTTTTTATACCGATGATTTCTTTCCTAATAAAAAGCACGAAGGGTTTAAAAGAATTTAATCTTGATACTAGTTTAGGAATTGCTTTCATAAGTGCTATTCTTCAAGTTTTTTTGGCGTGTGCTTTGTTTGTTGTAAGAATCGTTCATGGAATGTGTCTTAAATCCCTCGATTAAATAGGTTAAAGACAAATCATATTTATTTTATATATGTATATTTTAAAGTCCACCCATATGATGTTTATTTTTTCATATGCTCTTGAGAATCCAAAAGAGGCTATTGTTATTGGTATTGTATCAATGATTGTAGCTATTTATTTATTCTATAAAATATTTGACTCAATAATAAGTTTTATATCCGATATAGTGGGACTAATACCTGATATTGGAAATTCTATAAAGGACACATCAAAAAAAACAGGAAATGAAATTGAAAAATTGAGTAATGAAATTTCACAGGGTTTGAGTAATGCATTTTGTTTCGACGAGAATACAATGGTTGTTTTGAAAGATGGTTCTACGAAAAAAATAATCGATGTTAAGATAGGTGATGTTCTATTAAATGATTCAAAAGTTAAAGGAACAATGAAATTTTCAGGAAAAAATATTAAATTAACAAATTATGATGGAATACTCACAACATCTAATCACCACGTCTTACACGATGGTAAGTTTAAGAGAGTGTCAGAGGTTCCCAATGTTATAAACAACTTAGATGATAAAAAAATAGAATATGTATATGATCTTGAGACAACAGACCATCGTATTGTATGTTTAAATGATAAGAATGAGCGTGTTGTTTACACAGATTATTCGGAGATTGATGATGAAGAAAATTTCATTGAAATGTATGAACTTTCAATTTTAAACAAATAGATGAAAAATTAATATATGTATAATATAAATAATAATGGAAAATAAGAACGTTGGTCTTATTGTTTTAGGTATGTTTGTTTTTGCATTATTTTTTGCTGCCATTCTGTATTACTTATCTGGTGACGAAGAAGACGTTGATGTCAATGACCTTGTGGATGATGTTATTGATGAGTTGGAAAAGGAAGAAGAAGAAGAAGAAGAAGAAGAAGAAGAAGAAGAAGAAGATGAAGATGAAGATGAAGATGAAGATGAAGATGAAGATGAAGATGAAGATGAAGATGAAGATGAAGATGAAGATGAAGATGAAGATGAAGATGAAGATGATGACCTTTTGACTGGGACTGGTGCTGTGACTGTTACTAATGATGATGAGACTGTTACTAATGATGATGCGGTAGAAGCAGTTTTTAATTCTGATTATGATATCGAAGTTGATGGTAAAATAGTTGGAAAATCAGGAAAATGTGAGGGAGTTCGTAAATATACAAAAAAAAATGGATGTGTATTAATAAAAGATAGTGAAAAATGCCCTAAAAGATATTCAGTAACTAATTCTGGGGACTTCTATATGTGTAAATGGGATGCCGATGAGGAAAAATGTAGTTTTGATGTATTCCAATCTTGTGCTGCTGCATCCGCCACCGCCGGCGCCGGGGCCACCGAAGCCGCCGGAGACTCCACCGCCGGCGCCGGGGCCACCGAAGCCGCCGGAGACTCCGCCGCCGGAGACGCCGCCGCCGACGGTGCCGCTGATGGTACTACCAACATAAAAAAAACGGAACTTAAAGAATACTTTGATAAGATTGAAAAAGCGATGATTGAAACTTTGAATAAAAAGACCAACCACGACAAAAAACCGACCACAAAAATAGAAACTATATTTGATGAGATTAAAGTATTTATAGAAGATAGAAATGATTGGAAAGATTTACAAGAAAAATTATGTCCATTGATTGATGAACTCAATATCTACGGTGTTGCTTATTTAGGAAAAAATAAAACGACGAGTACAAATTATGAATGGGATAGCACAAAAGACTTAAAAAAACCACTTTCTAGTATCAAAGGACATGAATTTAATTCAGGTGTTTCTATGGGTTTTATAAGTCTTAAATATTTACAAAAAAAATATACAACCGCTGCTGTTAAAGATTCGGACTATAAATTTAACGATCATGAATCTTATTATATTGTAGGTTACCATGCTGAAGCACTTAAACAATTTTTAATATTAAGTTTACATGATTGGGGTAAAAAAAATACTGTTGAGGACATATTAGAAGCTATAAACGATGATACAGGTGGTACAGACTATATAGAGAATGGTACGTTTTCACCCGAATTAATAGAAACAAGTGATCAAAACTCTTTGAAAAATATTCTTAGTGACAATAGTACTTATAAGAAGAATGATGATTTATTAAAATATATTAGCAGAGAATTTGTGGTTAGTAATGATCGTTATTCTCGTTCTAACATTGACACCGGGGTCGCCGTCGACCAGGAGACGGTCACGAGACACGCCGCCGCCGCCGCCGCCGGGGCCTCCGAAGCCGCCGGAGACTCCGCCGCCGGAGACGCCGCCGCCGACGAGGCCGCTGACTTCGAGAGGGCCTTGATCCGCGCCGCCGCCTCCGAAGCCGCCGGAGAGCGGCGAGCCGGCACCGCCGGCGCCGCCGCCGGAGACGTGTCTTGTGAAGGTGATGATGCGTATCGAGAATACAAAGCCGCTGATTACTGCAGAGCTATCAAAAAGAGTAAATGTAATGGTGAAGAAGACGATAAACTACGATATGTTCATCATGTAGGCGGACGTGCAGGCGGAACTTATAGTCGTTGTAGGTGGGACTCTGGTTCTGACCAATGTGTTGAAGATAAAAGATGTACACCAAGTGAACAATTCGTAAATTACAATGAACCATATGAACCCTATCATAATGGTATGTCTGTAAGTTCATATAAACGTTTTTTAAAAAAGTAAAATTTTAATTAGGAATATTATTTAAAATATGTGAAATCATCAAAACTACAAAAAAAATCCTTATGATTTTTTGAAAAATGTTTTGAAAATTTTTATATAATTTGTGTGTAGAGTCAAAAATGAGTGAGTATACTGTAATTCATGATGCTATTCACGGACCGATCGAAGTCCGTGGAAAGATAAAAAAAATTATCGACCACGCTGTATTTGAACGTTGTAATTATATATTTCAAACTGGTCTTGCTTATCGTGTCTTCCCCAGTGCTACGCATACTCGTAAAATTCATCAAATTGGAACATATTATATAACGCATGAGTTGTTAAACCATCTGTCCAAATTATATCCTATTACCGACAAAATTAAAGAACTTATTGAAATCGGTGCTCTTATCCACGATATTGGTCACGGACCAGGTTCTCATGCTTTTGATTCAGTTGTTCTGACTGAGCTTGTAGCAGATGGTGTTATTGATGAAAATAATCCTTGGATCGATCATGAGAATCGTTCAATTTCCCTATTAAATTATATTGCCGATGACATAGGTCTCGATGATGCGGATATCGTGTTTATTTCAGAGGTTATAGAACCAAGTACTTCTCAAAAGAATTGGGAATTCTCAATTGTTAACAATCATGTTAACGGTTTTGATACAGATAAGTTGGACTATATTCTACGTGATTCCCATATGATCGGTTTGAAAACCAAAATTGATTTGAACTCGATTATATTACATTCTCGTATAATCGACAACGAAATTTGCTACGACAAAGAGATTCAGGATGTGTTACGGGAGGCGGTATTCGCACGATACCAAATTCATAGGAGATTAAACGACTCGAATGTTTGTAAATTTGATCTATCTTTTGGAGACATTTGTTTAAGCGAACCAATATATTCTAGATTAGTTGAAATTATAAAAACACATAATTGCGAAGAATTTTGTAAAATTACCGACTCATATATATTGCAAAACGGGGACAAGGAAAAAGTTGATGCCTTTAATTCTCGAGATTCATATATTCCAATTGAGTCATTCGTAACTAAAAATCTCGAAGAAACAGTTGAGAGAACATCAAAATATTCAGACAATACCAAATATAAAATTTTGAATAACAAAATTAAAATTTGCAAAAATGGAAATATATTATCAAATATATCCTTCTATGATAGGAAAACTATGAAGAAATGTGAAGTTTCTCAAAGTTTAATTGACTCTGTACCTTCATTTGAAATTATGACACATATTTATGAGAAAAATCTATGAAATAAAAGTTCCCAAACCCTATATAGAACGGTTTTTTTGAAAAACTCCTTAAAAGGAAATTGTGTTCATCACAAAGCAAATTCTGAAAACGTCATTAAAATTCCTTATAAAATTTCTAAAAATGTTTTCAAATTTTTTGTGTATAATTTTCATAATTGTAAATTTATATTTATACATTATGGCAGCGTTAATAAATGGTATTGTTTCGATTTTAAAATCTCTTGAAAAGCCATATTTGGAATATAATATTCCTGAAAATATGACTGAATACACCCAAATTATTGAAGACGGACATTACATATACGGAACTCCTCATATTACAGACGACAATGTAAGTCCTATTTGTCCTGATGATGTTCTGCTTGTTGCATTAGATGAAAACGGGGAACCACTTAAATTGAAATTTCCATATTACATCACACCTTTTGGTGATAAATATCAACTTAATAAAAAGAATAAGAAAATATTTGAATCCGAAAACAAGTGTACGCGATATAATCTTACATTAGCAGATGATTCTCTACGAATGGTTCGCCGATATCATTTACAGCTTTGGTCGTATTATTCTAATCTTGATTGGACAGAGTTTTGTAAAAATAAATGTAATCCTTCAACGAAAAAAAAGGGTGAAGCAGAAGTCGACCATATCTTACAAGGACATAAAAGATGCCATTTTAAGTTTCTGGAAGCAGTCACAGGTGCTGAAAATAAGCGTCGTAGTAAAATGTCATCAAATGGTAAAAATGCTTCTAAACAAGCTCATATAACACAAGGAAAACCATTTCATATTTGGATTGATGGAAACAAGGTTGTTGATGAAAACAATATTGACAAAGTATTTGAAACTACAGCAATTGGTTCAGAATATTTGAAGCAGGAGTATGATATTACTATTACTGGTGCTAATATTAGTAATTATATAAAACGTAAAGGAGTATTTACAAGCAGTGACAATCGCAAACTACAATTTGATCATACCGAAGAATACAAAGAAACACTTAACAACTTACCTGGTGAAATATGGTATAAACCCGACGAGTGGAAACAAAAAGGAGAAATTGAAAAAATTTACAAAGACCATTCTGGAATTCCTCCAAAAGCCATATCAAATTTGGGAAGAATATTAGATGGAATGGGGAAAAGAAACCGAGGAATTCAATGTAAAGACTCAACCGGAAATCTTATAAATAGAAGTATGTTTAATGGTATTTTCGTTCATAAACTTGTATGGCTCGCATTTTCTGATGAACCAATCGGTGATCTGAATATATTACACAATAAAGACCACGACTCTAATGAAAAAGATGAAAATGGAAACTGTATTCGCTATTCAAATGCATTCAACACATTGAGACTTGGAACAACAGTTGAAAACAATATTGAAATGGGAGAAGATAGACAACACGAAAAAGAGCGAGACCCCAAGAATGAATTTATTGTGAAAGACCCGAGTGGTGTTGAAATAATGCGTTCTCATTATATTCCTGATTGTGTCAAAAGACTTTGTGAAGCATACCAAAATGAAAATTTTAAATATAATGCTATTCATAGTTGTCTCAATAATGATAGACCTCGTCACAACGGCTTCACATTCGCGTATGTTATACCTCGTCCTGTTCCTGTGTTAGAAACTTGAAAAAACCAAATGGTTCTTCAAAATCTACGAAATAACAATATATGCTTCTTTTCCATATATATAACCGTAATTTTGAATACACGCTTCTATTCTTTTGTCATCGAGAATACTTTTAATTTCCTTAAACTCACTTTCTGTAAAACCAATGCCTTTAAATAGATGTTTTTCATCAGTTATTTCTTTAAACTCCCTTTCTAATGATAAGTTTTTAAAAGAATGATCAGGAACAGTTCCTGAAAACACCTTCGCCTTTTCAAGACACATTTTCAGGAAACTTCCACGATTTATTTCTTGATTTTGCATTGTGAAATCAATTTCTACATCTTCGATTATAAGATCATATTCGTCTTTCTTAACCTTTTTAACAAACTCAATCGCGTCGCCAATTTCAATATTAAGTTTTTCATTTTTTGAAATATCATTAGTGATTTCTTTAAATATTTCATTTGTTTTAGCAAATTTGACCACTTTTTCATCAATTTCACAAATTGTAACTTTTTCAATTTGAGGGAATTCTAAACAGTATTTAGCGGCTAACAAATCCCCTCCCCCTAATATAAGTATTTTTTTGGGATTGTATTTTTTTATAGGGAAATGACATTGAATTTTATGGGACGTATCATATTCACCTGAAAACACCTGGATATTATTATTAAGTAATAATGCGAATTCATCACCTTTACCAATCAATTCTATTGTTTGATATTTTGATACATCTTTAAATACTGATTTCCATTGATTTGTTCTGACGTACAAAAAAAGAAAACACACAATCGTCGTGAGTAAAATAAAAAGAATTTTGCGAAACATTTATATAATCATATTTATTTTTTGGGGTTTACAGACGCATTTTAAACAAATTCAAATGAGTCAATTTTTATGTCTTTCTCAATGTCTAAAATACGGTAATATTTAAAAACCGGGTGGATATGACCAGTTAAATCGATAAGTCTTTCGTTATTGATAAATTCAAGCATTTGAGTAGATACTTCCACAACGGTATTATTAGTCGTTTTAAAGGCAGTACGATCATCTGAACCAAAGATCTTGATGATATAGGGGCGTGTCTCCGTATCTTTTGCTTTAATAACTAAGTTTTGTTTTGAATTTCTATTCACAACCTCTATATGGTGACCCTTAATTTCACCGTTATTTTTATAGAACGTTTTTGGGTTTGATATAAGTTCAGGTGTGGGTGTTGCTGGTGTTGTATATATTGGTGACACAGTAACAGGAATAGGATTGGGATAATGATTGTGGTTTAAAACCGTTCTTTCAATGTTTTTAGCACCAGTCGTAGCTTTAAATTTACGACGTGCTAATACGATCTCACTAGTTGATTTGATAGCGTGACCATCTTTGAAACGGTTCTGTTGATTATAATATAAATTCTTTAATTTGGCATTTTTAAGTTTATCGGCTGATGATGTCATTTTTTAATATATACATATATTTTTTTTAAATCTTCAACGTTATTTCGTCAATCAAATTTTGTTTAGTTTTTCCTTCTATTTCAATGTTATATGATTTTGCGATTGTTTCAATTTCGGACTTAGGTAGGCTTAACATCTTTGTGAATTTCTTTGAATATTGTGGATTAGATAGGATTTTGATTCGTTTTGTACGAAGAACTTCAAGTTGGTTAAATGAGCTTTTGTATTCAAAATCCTTATCAAGAACCACTCCAATTTTCTCACCGTTTTCAAATAGAATGAGATTTGGCTTCCGTTCATCATAAACACATAATTCTGTGTAGTAACCACCAGGTTTCAATAAAATCATATTGACATTTTTAACAACAGAAATTATATGTAGAACAGTCGCATCATATTCAAGATTGAATAAAGTCTTGTAAACTTGATTTTTCACAAATTTTTTATATTCTTTGAAAACACTTTTATTGAAAATACTTGGAAATTTTTCGAGAAGATCTTGTTTAAAAGATGTGATTTCCTTTTCCTTTTGTGAATTAGAATTGTATATGAAATTTGAATCAAAATACGTTAGAACACAATTGACCCATTCATCTTTTGGAAAGTTGACACATTTGGATGTATTAATGTAGCGTGGTACAGCATCATCAATGTTTTTGAAATTCAAGATTTGATCAAATTTTTCAAGAACTTCTTCTTCATTATCAACAGAAATTGCAATGTTTCCTTGTTTCGGTATATTTGGACTTTGAAAAAGTTTGGAAAAGGGATTTAGGTCTCCAGATTTTCGATTCAAATTTTCGTAACCGATTTCGAAATTGTTGAGCAATATTTTTGAGAATAACATTTGTACTTAAAATAATGATATGTTATGTTTTTATATGAAATTTTTTTGAACATTTTTGAAAAAAACATAAGGTAAATGAATGATGTGTTGTAATATTTTGAAATGTGAAATGAAATACCTTATTAAATTTCTAAAAATGTTTTTGAAAATATTGTGATGAAGAATCGGATATTCAAACATGTTTTTCGATCTTCCTGAAGATATAGTCAAATTGATCTATGAATTTTCTGCTGAACATCGTGAAAACTTTGAAAAAACATTGAAACGCATCCCACTGGCACTTTCTTTCGATTCACTTCATCACGTATCTATTGGTAAACGTGCATTAAATCTTGTGAAGAAATACGACGATAAGTGTTTTGAAACAGGAAACTATAATTTTCAAGAAGTTATTGAAAGCAATGTAGATGATATTGATCGCTTTATGACAGTATATAAACGATGTCGTTGCTGTAAACATCATGTTGAACAGAAAGAATGTATTGTGATTCCCAAAGAACCGAAAACAAATTATGTTCGTCCTTTATCGTCCACTTATTTCAATGAAGGTGACAACTGTACGTGCAATTGTCACACAATGTTGTCATTCATGAGTAAAATGAAAAACAATTCTTTTACAATTCACGACCATTATTCTACAAAATGGCATAATTATCATTTGATGAGTGACGACAGTGAAGAAGACGACGATGATGATGCAATGAGTTTTGGTAGTTATTCGTAAATGGTTTTATTTCGTGCGTTTTTTTGAAAAATTTATTATATTTTAAGATTTAATATGACTGATAATCAAGTAGAAGAACCCGTCGAGACACCCGTCGAGACACCCGTCGAAACACCTGTCGAGACACCCGTCGAGACACCTGTCGAAACACCAGTCGAGACACCTGTCGAGACACCCGTCGAAACACCCGTCGAGACACCTGTCGAAACACCCGTCGAGACACCCGTCGAGACACCCGTCGAAGAAACTGATGAAGAAATTGAAAAATGTTTCAAATCCAAAAAACGTTTTACATTGAAATGTAAAAAACGTGGTAAAAAAACACGTAAAACAAAACTAAAAAAAGTGGCTACAAGGCCAGGCACCCCTCATACGATGTAATAAAAATATATCTCTATATTATATAATGAATTATTTTCTTGAATTACTTATTGAGGCGATCATCGTCGGTATTGTAATATTAGGAATAGGAGCAAGTGTATCCCTAATAATTAGTTTGATATTCAAAACTAATTTACCCAAAATTTGTAAAAATTGGAATAAGCACCATGTTATGGAGATTTCGCTCTTCTTAACAGGTTTTTTTGCTCATCTCTTCTTTGAAGCCGTCGGATTGAACAAATATTACGTAAATTATAAAAAATAAGTGCGTTGAAATTATTAAAATATTATATATAATTTTGTAATAATGAATACATTAAAAGGAAAGTATATTTTCGAAGATATTTATGATAAAGAAATTTGTTTATTTCTCTACATTAAATTAAGCAAAGAGGCATTAGAATTGTCGTTGCCTGGTAAGGAAATTGATAATGATTCGGATTATTTCATAGCAATTCTAAAAACAGGAATTGACTATCTCGGTGCTTCTGCTTTTACAGGAATAGAAATGATTAATAACAATGAAACTTTAGTTTCACTTGAAAGCTCTTACGACAAAATAAAAAATCAAATTGATATTTCAAAAGAAGAATTTGATAAATATTCAAAATTTGCGGAAGAAAAGTTAACTGAACTTGCTGATATTGAAAATAAAGTTTCTAAAATGCAAGATTAAAAGATAATTTTTTCATAAGGATAGACAATAAATTTTTGTCCTGTTTTTTCACGTAAAAATATCAAAAATGCTATAAATAATAATGTTCTGGCCTCTTCTATTCTACCTATTTTAGATTTTATTAATTTTATATTTTGTTCGTCCATTACATCATTCGCATTTATTTTTTCTTCGCCTTTTAAGAATTCATTAGAAAACACTGTAATAATATTTCCCGAAATTTGACTGTTGGAAGTTTTTATTTTGGAATTCTTTTTTTGGTTTTGCATTTTTTTATACCTAAATAACTGTTCATTATTCCATTCGAAATATTCTGATGGTAGATTTTTGACATTTATATTATCTTGTAAATCAGTCTGAGTTGAATTATTTAATTTGTTTATAAAACGAACCATATCCTGAACATCATTCTCGTTGTCAAATCGTTTCTTTATATCTTCTTCTGAAATTGTAAAATTAGTATTTTTTTTCTTAAAATTGTCTAATATTATTGATTTAAAAAAACTTCGTTTGTTAATTTGGTTTTCTGTAAACAATTTTGTATCTTTTATCACATAAAACACTTCAAATAATTTTTTTATCTCTTCTACGGATAAACTTACTTTTTCGACTTCAGGCAACAATTTACTATTTAATTCAATATAACGGTTACGTTTGATCACTTGCCCTTCGTTAAATTTTTGTTCTGTGCCATTCAAATTTATGTAAATGAAATAATAGAATTTATCAAATAGTATTCTACCTTTCAATCCGAATACATTTTCAAATGTTACTTTATGCTTAATAAGTTGTGTCAACGAATACTTAATAATATCTTCTTTTTCTTCTTTAAAATCTTGTCTTACAAATTCTACAATATCATCAAATGTAAATGGCTTATCATATAATGTGAATATCTTTTCAATTTTTTTCATTATCGCAAATACAGAGAATTTTCGATGTAAATCGTATTCGTATGTTTCAATATCGATTTCTGTATTCTTATCGCAAGAATTCAAACATTTTATATTATCGATTTCTATCATATCTTCTGTTAAATCAACATCAACACCTTTTGAATTAGTCACTACATTACCATATGCGTTTATATAATCTTCGAAAGCAAACGCATTTTTCTCCTTAAAAAAATCACATGTTACCGAGTTTGATTTTAATATGTTTAAAACATCATTTTTATTTTTTTGTTTCATGTTTGCTAATTTGTATAATTTTATATCGATTGTATCGCGGTTTAATGTTGGAAATTTAGTAGCATGAAAATACACAGTTGTATTTCTATATTTTCTATCTAAACCTTTGTGTGATTGTTTGCGTATCGATCTTCCTACAGCCTGTTCAATAGTAGACATATTGAAATCTGCTTCTAATATATGAACGTTTCTAACGTTTTTCAAGTCGATGCCTTCTGAACCTACTCGTGAAGCAATAATAGTTTTGATAATGTTCCCATCTTTATTATCATCATGATTGAATATATCTATTGTCTTTTTAACATTTTTTGGTTTTAAAGTGTCACTAGACGTGATAACAACATATTTCAATTTGTTTGGTTGTGTATTTTTAAATTTATTGAAATAATTAGTTCCGTCAGGTTTATTTACATCGTGTTTCTTGTATCCTAATTTTTCTAATTCGTAAATTTGTGGCATTAATCCCTTTTTAACGAAATTGGTATAAATATAGCTAGTTCCAATACTTTCTTGAACTAATTTCGCAATTGTGGTAGATTTAGGTGCAAAATTCTCTGGAACATCGTTTTTCATATTTGGACTTATATCTACCATTCTATTATTCAAAGATATCGAATTAATATCAAAACTGTCGTTTCCTTTCTTATCAAATATTTCTGTTTTAATTTTGTTTTCATGCTCTTTTGTCATAAATGTTTCAGTAATTTTCATATTAAGACCTTCATATTTTTCATTTTTCTCCCCATTATATTGTATATCATTTTGTATGCTTGTTAAATCTTTTGAAGACTCGCTAATATCAGATAGTTTCAAAGGAAATGATGTTGGGTCACCTGATTGAAGGTACGAAAACATTCCAGTTGTAGCAGTTATGAATTCTTGTTCCGTTTCCTTTTTAAGTTTCCAATTATTTTTAGTGAGCTCTTCAAAAAAGTCTGTTACCTTGTACTCTTTGAAATTCTGTTTATCATCGGTGTTTGACAATTCAAGCAAATTTAAAAAATAAATAATTTCGGATACATTATCATATAAGGGTGTTGCAGATAATAACACAATTCGTGCTGTTGATTTTTTCGCAATTTTCATAAGATACTCACTCCTTTTCTTTAAGTCTTGTTCTGCCTTTTTATTATTATCATCTGGTTTCATTCGAATTGTATGTGCCTCGTCAACAATTACAATACTATTATCAAACTTTTCTTTAAAATCAGAATCACTGGTTGCTACCTTTTGAATTTTCTCATATGTTGTGAATTTGTAAAATTCATTTACCAACTTCATTACATTTTCTGTATTGACTTCAAGATCGGATTTTTTGAGTTCATCTTCATAAACGGTTCCTGTACATTTGAAAGTGTTGTTTTCATTATAGAAATTCTTTTCAAATTCTTGTTGTATATTCGCATTCGAAACAATAAATATATTTGTATTGTTGTAACTTGCGTTTTCTTTAAAATTTTCAGCAATTGTAATAGCAGTACACGTTTTACCTGTGCCTAAACCGTGATAAACAAACATAGATTTGTATGGTGTTTTTGGGTTCACGAAATTAGAGAGCCAAACCTGATGTTGATCCAGATGCGATGAGTTAGTTTTTTTGATATTAAATTCCTTTTTTTGACACAACGATTTATGAAAATCCTTATGATTTTTTTTAAGATAAAACCGCATCTTATTAATTTAACGAATATATTTTTTTCATAAAATCGTCATCATTTTTGTAATCATTTAAAAGCGTATCGATTTGATTTTTTGTCTTATTGGTGTGATTCACATAAAGTACAACAGAGCGATCTTTTAGTGATTTTGGAATTAATTTTTCAGATTCTGTTGTAAAAAGGAAAGACGTATCTGTTTTGAGTTTTTTCAATATAAATTCAATTGTTTTTATAGAAGTTTCAGTTAAAGGGATTTTAATGTGTAATATTAGTAGTTTTGCCTTATTATCAAAACTTCTCTGAGATACAAAATGATCAATTTGTTCGACTAAATTATCTAAATTGCTATCAATTTGAAGAATTTGAAAATTAGATTGGAAATTCTTTATAAAATGTTCTGTTTTAGTGTAATCACCAATTAAGGAAATTCGGAAGCAATTGGTATTCTCAAATATCTTGAAAGAAACCATCTTAATTTTAAGTTTCTAATGTTTCTAATGTTTCTTATGTTTATATGAATTTATTTTTTCAAAAACATAAGGAAATATATATAATATTGTATAATAGTTAATTTGGTTCATAAAATACCTTATAAAAATTTCAAAAATGTTTTGAAAGTTTTTATACAAACAAACCGTGTGTGTGTTATTTGTATATTTTAAAATATATATATAATTATATAAATATGCTCATTCCAGTACGCTGTTTTTCATGTGGAAAACCTATTTCGAATCAATGGCAAGAATATATTAAACTTATCGAAAAATATAACAAGGATGAAAAGGAAGTTGTTCTTGATATTGAAAACTTTGACACAAAAGTAAAGACGGCTAGTTTCAAAGCACTTGAAGACTTAAAAATTAACCGCATTTGCTGTCGTCGCCATTTCATTGCCAATGTTGATATGATTGATGTGATTTAACTGATTTTAAAATATGTAATATTTTAATGAATGGGAAAACTAAAATCTTAACGTTTTCTGGTTTCAAACTAACTTTCGCAAAAAATCAAATAAAACAGTCTATTAAAAAGAACGATTATGATTCCCTTTGTTTTTGGTCTGCCGAACTTCATATTTCAAAGCACATAATGAGTTGGTTGTCCGAATTAATTGTTTTTTCATCAAAGAATATTTATACGTCTAACTCGCGTTTGTCACTGTTCATTCTAAAAATCAAAAATGATTTCGAGACAATTTTCAAGCAAAAGACAAATTTGAAGGCAAGGCAGGGAATTTGTTTCTTAAACGGTGTTGTACTTTTTTCGCCAAAAAATATAGAATTAACGTCGCCAAAAATTCCGTATAATGACGCACAAAAGAAAACGATAATAAGACAAATAGATTCAAAAATGGTTCATCCTTTTGTTAGTAGGATTCGGAAACCAGGTGATAAATTGTTTGTCTTAAAATTGTGTTCTATGTTAGCAGAATCGATATTACAATATAATAACCAACACACTGCTCATATTTTAGGATTTTTTATAGAATTTGAAAAAAATAACAAAAAAGCATTCATTTGCAATTCTCGCCCATATAAGGGAATGAATACAAAATTCTATCAAAGGTATGAACTACTTATATTTGATCTTTTAGTTTCAATTGCAAAGAAGAGGAAACTACCTATAAAAAATAGATTATGTAAAAATGACACTATCCCTGATGTTTCAGATAATGAGATTGCAAATATAATGATTACAAATAGGGTGCTTTGGATATTTAATACAAATCACACAACAGCGTCAAACAACTTTTTTATCATTTTGAATTCGGTTAACTTACTATGTAATCGAAACTTAAATTTAAAATTGCCTGTTATCCACAATCAAAATAAGATTGAGAAAGGACTACAATTTATAGATGGTCTATATCTTGATATATTCAAAGCTAAACAAAATACTTAAATTTTTATATATGTTTATTTTAATTATGAATCCTGCTTTCGTTAACAAAAACGATTTATCTTTTTCGAATTACCAAACATATGATAAATATGGGAAACACCCAGAACAAAAATACATGGATGCTTTCGCTCCGGGGAATAACGTTTCTTCTGTTCAAACTTCGAGAACAGATGTCGAGTCGGACCTTCGTGGCGTTACACGCAAGATCAGCGCATGTGAGAGTATAAAAAATTCTTTCATAAAAGGAGAAGGTTCGTCGAACATAAATATCCCTGCACAATTCGGTAGAGCATCTAAGAAAATTAAACTCGACAAAAAGGATCTCAAAATAGGTGAAAACCACGTTCGCTGCACTTGTGAAACTTGTTTAAATCTTAACCTTCCTAAACCGAAGATTTCTACATTTAAACCAAAATCTTTCAACTAAAATTCAATTAAATATCAATTGAAGATTGATATAAAAATTTTATATATTGTTATTTTAAGTAATATGTCATTTGGTTTTGGTTTTGTAGAAGGAAAAGGACTTAAAACAACAACTGGTGGTAAAGGAGGTAAGAAGTATGAAATTGATGGTGACGTTGATGAATTTCATGATCTGTGTGAAGATCTTCGTAAGAAAAAAGAACCTTCTATTATCATTCTAAAAGGAACTTTTAAATTAGATCCAGATGACAAATCTGTTTTTAAGATTCCATCAAATTGCTCTATTTATGGTGAAGGTTGTACTATAATAGGTGGTTTTGAAATTAAGGAACAAGAAAATGTAATTGTCAAAAATATAAATTTCGGTTTAGCCGATCGCGATAAGTTTGATGACGAACACGATTGCATGGTAATATACACATCACACCATGTCTGGGTCGACCATTGCAATTTCGTTAAATGTCCCGATGGATGTCTTGATATAAAACGTGAAGCTAGTTTTGTAACTATTTCCTGGTGTGTATTTGGTAAAGACCAGCACAAAAATATGTTAATCGGTCATGATAATAAACATGATGAAGATGAAGGTAATTTAAAGGTTACAATACATCACTGTTGGTATAAGAGTCAGACACGAAACCCCCGTGTAAGATATGGTGTAGTTCATGTAGTGAATACTCTTTATGATCAGAATAAGGTTGTTGGTATTGGAGCTGCATATCATTCGACAGTTCATTCGGAAAGAAATTATTTCTACAAATGTGCCAAACCTTATGATAACAATTATGGTGAAGACACAGAAGACCAAGGTGTCATATATTCCGTTGATGATAAACTTGAGGATATTGGTGATTTACGATTCGATGAATATAAAAAGGAAAACAGATTACATGAGTTACCTTATAAGAATTATCCTGTTGATAAAGTTGAAAAAGTAAAAGAAATCGTTGAAGAAGATGCGGGTATTATTGAAGACTTTAAATATTCTGATGAAAGTGACGGTGATTCGACAGACGAAAGCGAAGATGAAGAAGATAGTGAAGATGAAGAGAGTGAAGATGATGAAGATGAAAAGGATGAAGTTATAAAAATACTTAAAAATATACAAACATTAAATAACAAATCTTATAAAAGTTTCAAAAAAATTCAAAAAGGTAAAAAGAAATCTTCTATGCGAGATTTAGCGGAAGATTCAAGAAAATATTGTTCTGATATAAACGAACTTATAGATATTTTTTTAAAAAAGTAAAAAATGTTAAGAAATGACCCCCTGAAACATATATATTTATTACACACAGATCACACACATCTTGACTAATGATGGATAATCTTGAGATGAAACAGAATAACGGTATTGGACTGCCGATGTTTGCTGCTCTCAAGTATGGTGGTCTCAAGAACGCATCGGCTGAAGCCGATAATATCATATCGGACTACATCGAGATCTACACAAAAACTTTTGAGGAAGGCTCCCGTGAGTTGAAGAAACGGTTGAGGTCGATTAAGTCTTGAGAAATTCATTGAATTTCGGGGAGAAATCCCTTTTTTTTAATTTGGTTTGTGACCGTCACAAAACCTTACACAACAACTGGTTCAATATTGTAACGAGTTCTATTGATACGTCCAGAATTGCATTCGAATTTGTGTATATTATTGACAACACAAGAGTCTCCTGATTTTTTAAAGTTGTCGCAATTATCTTTTTTTATATCTTCACTAACCATCTCCTTTATATTTTCTTTGGAACATTGTTCTCGTCTCCTAATAAATGTATCCATCAAATTTACAACATTTGGTAATGGAATCCGTGTAATAACAAAAAAGGTTAGGAACAATTCGGTTAATCCCAGAATAAGGAGATAGTATGCGTTTCTTCCAACAGATGTTATTGAAATTTTATTCCGATTTTTTAAATAGAATAAGGAAAAGATTACCACAAACGATAAGCCAAGAAGTAAAGTAATGTACTTTTTTATGAAGGAAATATCTTTATTAGATTTAGTTGGAGTTTCACGCAATTGTTTTTTTAATTCGTTATATTTTTCAATATCTGTATCATATAAAAGGGATAGAACATCTTTTACATATTTTTCTGTGATTTTTCTTTTCTCGCTTTTTGTGTAAGCGTAGAATATTGTCGTTGTGATTGCTGTGTATAATACAATATTCATTAAAAGGAATGAAAGGTCACGGGAATGTATGTTTACACGAAATAGGGCAAATAATAATACCGACATGAATAAGTACATATACGGGCGATCCGCATCAAACGTTTCTACAAATATGTCAAAAGATGATTTCATCATTATTATATATATATATAATAATAAAATGGATGATCTAATTGAAGAAGATGGTATTATTAATAAAAAGAACAAATATCATAAGGCAATAAATAGTTATGTTGATGTTCGTGGAAATATCTTTGAAAATATAACATTATTTACAACGATTCTAGTCCCTATTATAGTAATGTTTATATTGTTTCAGATTAAAAATAAGAAAAAATGTAGAAAAACAAATCAAAATATGTCAAATGTTATGTTCTCGCTTATGCTCGTAAGCTTGTTATTGACCGTTTCTGAACTTATTTATATCTACGGGTTTAATATTGAAAACAACTATAATCAACTTTCTAAGGTTATAGATAAAAACATTGGTTTCAATGAATATTTAGATGTAAAGCAACTGAATAATACTCTCCCTAATGTAATATTCAACGATGACAAATCATCTTATGAATCTAATCTACAAACAATAACGTTTTTGATGTTTGTCCCGGTTCTACTTATATCTATATTCATGCTTACATCATTAACAGGATGCCTTAAGCTGAGTTACAATGAAATCACTGCCATATTTATTAATTTCTTAATTTTACTTTCAATTTTTTCAATTACCTTTGTGAATTTGGGAATATTTCAGAGTGATCCTGTTAATTACAAAAAGATTTCTGACTCATTTGACCCCTATGCTGAAGTTCACCGTTTCCAAACAGAATATTCATTTATGAGCGACCCGATCACGATAACTCTTTTCCTTGTATTGCTATTATTCATTGGTTTTTTTATATCTTTTGTATACTTCAAAAAATAAATATCTAATATTATATTGATATGGTCGATTGTTATTTACTCTTAAGAGAAATTATGTTTGAATGTGTTTACAATAGAACAAGTGAATGTGATAAAAAACGTGATTTTTTTGAGAAGTATTGCGGAAAAGACACATACACAAGAGCACAATCTTAAAATTATATATGTTTATATTATAAGGATGGTAGATAAAGTTAAAACATTCGATATGACAAAACAAGAATTAGAAAAATTAAAAAAAGGCGATATGTGTTATGATGGCCCACTTACAGGTAACGTAAAGTGTATAGTTCTTTCATTGTTCCTTGCGTCTTTTTACTGGTATGCACCCCCAAAGAATAAGTGGATTTTGGTCGGAATTTTATACTTTACATATTTAGCACTCGCGTATTATGATTATCATTATGACTGTAGATACGGTGAGTTCGGTCCTTCTCCTTTACGTCATTTTTATGATTTTGCAAAGCCAAAAAACTCAAAACAGGCCATCGTATATAATTCCCTATGTAAAAACAAATCCAATCTAATTTTGATAATAGATGTTGTTATTTTAATAGGAATTTTAGCATTTTTACCTACATTTTTGAAATGGCAACCTTCTAAACCTTAATTTTGAAATTTACAATTTCATAAACATTATCAACATTCTCTTTTATAGTTTCAATATGCGACACCAACACAATTGATTTGAATATTTCTGTCAATTTTGACAAAAATGTCGGAATTTTATTAATATTGTAAATATCGCAAGATGTGAAACCTTCGTCGATAAAGAATTGAATTTTCGTTGAAGTTAATTCGATAATAGCAATTCGAATGGACAATGATGAGATAAAGTGTTCAAATCCAGAAAGATTTTTTGTATCAATATTTTTATATTTAACGGTTTTTCCATAAAATTCAAGATTTTCCTCTTCAAATTTATAATCTATTTCTAAGTTATCACTAACAGAGCGAATCAATTCGTTGGCCTTTTCCTTTATTTTTGGCAAAATAAAATCATTGTAAATATATTTAGAATAATTCGTCAGAATATCATATTGTTCATCAATTGTCTCTTTTTTCCCCTTAACATTTTCATACAATTCTTCAATATCTTTATATTTAGCAATTCTTTTTTCATTTTCATCATTTTTCATTTTTGATATAGCAAGTTGTGTTTTAAGGTTCTGAATTGTATTTTGTAATTCAACATTTTTAACGCGATTTCCTTTATAAATTTCATATGACTCTTTTTCAATCAAAACATTTTCCCAATATTTCAATTGATTTTCCATTTCATTAACAGCAAATTCCTTAATGGTTTGATTGTATTGTTCTAGTTTTGTTTTGATTTTATAGATTTTATCACGAATTTCACGGAGTTCATTGCGATTTTCAGAGACTTCTTTTTCATAGTTTTCAATCTTAAGATAACTCTCTTCGTTTTCCTTATAATATTCTTCTATGATTTCATAAGACTTTTTAAAGTTTTTAACGTGATTATATTCATTTAGAATTTCTTTCATTTTATCGTATTTAACCATATAATCGCCAACAAGATTATATTTAGAAATTTTCTCTTCAAGTTCTTCTTTGTGTTCTTCCAATCTCTTCGCTTGAATTCGAATTGGGTTTTTTATGCAAGCATGACAACTCGGATTAAACGGGATATTAAGTTCGTCTGATAATGTTTCAAGTTTTTTTGATGTTTCAATAAGGCCGTTCTTTAAATCATTATACTCATCAATTTCCTTTATTTTTTCTGAGAACTCTTGAATACGGTTTTCAAATTTATAAATGAAACTTAAAGTTTTTTGAACAATTTCTTTTGATACATCAATTTTATGTGTGTTTCTACGCAAATTTGAAATATCATTCAAAAGTCTATTCTCATTTTCAATTAGAGCCAGTTCAGTATCCTGCCTTTCTTTTAATTTTTCAAGCAAATTTGCGTGTTTGTTTTCAATAAGTTCTTTATCATTCGTATCTTTATTTTTGAAACTATCAATTTTGTTTTGTATATCAATTTCTGAAAGTTTCAAATCATTAATATTTGAATCGAAATTCATTTCTGTATTGATTTCATCAATTTCCTTATTAATTAAGTTAATGTTTTCAGTAATAAGGTTAGTATCAATATGAGGTTCAACAGCATTAGCATGAATTTTTTTAGAAACGTCGATTGTTTTCAAAATAGATTTTAGAGATTTTTTTACCTTTTCAAGATAGTCGAGTTTTGTTTTAATATTTGTTAATCCAAAAGCGTTGTCTATGAAATTTTTCTGTTCAACGTTTTTCATTGAAAGAAAGCTCTGTTCATTGCTTTGTTTCATCATAAATTTGGATAAAAAATCATTCAAGTTTCCGATCTTTTCCTTAACCCACAAATTCGTTTTTGAGTTATCGAGAGCTACAGTTATTAAATCTTCACCTTTAAAAATACCATAATTCTTCTTTAAAGGTTTTGAATCTTTAACATCAAAATTTCTTATAATTTTATAGGGTGTGTCATTCAAAATGATATCAATTTCAGTATAGCATTTGTTAGGTGTAGTTTTCGTCACGATTGACTTATCAGTTTTCCCGAAAATTGCTATACAAATAATTTCAAAAAATGAAGATTTTCCACCTCCATTTTTAGCAGAGATTAGATTTATTTTGTCATCAAATTTTGTGAAATCAATAGTCGTCTGTTCTTTATAGCAAAGAACACCTTCAAATTTAAGTGATTTGATATAAAAATTACTAATTGGTTTAATATTGTCAGTTTCTTTGAATTCAGTATAATACTTTTCAATATCGTTTGATTTCTTTAAAATTGCATCTTTAATGCTTTCACAATTGGTTGAAATCTTCAAATTGTCAGAATTAGGAATTTTCAAATCTTGAATATCGTTTTTTTGTAAATAATTTTTAAACAATTCATTTGAATTGACATCTTCTCGAATCAATTCCTTATTTTTTAAGGAAATATTATCAAAATGACAAGTTTTGTTTTTGAGAAGTTCTTTTAAATTCAATATATCATTTGATGCGAAATTCCCATTCAATCGTATTTTCAAGTCAAAAGGAAAATCTTTGTCTTTCAATGCATCTTCAATTGAAATATCTGTTTCATCAAGGAAAAAGGAATTGTTTTTGAATTGAAGCTTTAAAAAACCAAATTCGTTTTTGACATTGTGAAATGTGAAGGATTTGTTTTTCAGATTCCAATTGATGTAGCCGTGGTTTAGAAGTTCTTCACCAAAGTTCTGTTGAATTAACGAACTTGCGTAACAAGCAATTAGGTTAGACCGTTTTCTTATTAATTGTTGACGGAGATGAACGTCACCTAGCAATGCAAAATTATAACCAACGTCGAGCCATTCAAAAGGGTAACCATCTTCCAAAGCACGTGTATTTGATATTTTACTGCAAATTATACTTCCGTGAAATAATGCTATTTTTGTGTCGATTTCATTATCATCTGTAATCGGTTTTGGAAATTCAGGAAGTTGTTCAACAGCACCCGATCCGGCACCAATTTTTAGCGAGTCTTTAACAGAAAATAAACCGAACAACACATTCGAGGCTTTATATAGATCAGTATTTTCTAGGAATTCAATTCTATCATTGAAATTACTTTTGAAAGCGTCAAGGAAATCTATAGAAGATTCAACATCTTCTTGCTTGAAATCGTGATTTCCTAATATGATATAAGTGTAGCAAAGATTTGATAAATCTTTCATAAGTTTGTTAAAGAGCTTGATTCCGGGTGTTTCCAGTTTTGATTTATGATGAAATGTATCTCCTGTTATTACACAAACAGTTGTATTAAGGTTTTCAAGTTTTTTCAAATCGTTTATGAGATTTTTGAAAACACAATTGTATTCTTCATAACGACAGATTACAGAATTGCCATTTCGAATATGAATGTCAGAAATGTGTATAATATTCGTAATTTTTTCGGGCGATTTTAAAGTCTTCATTTTTATATTTCTTAAAAACATTGTATCGTCTTGTTTTTATATGAAAATATTTTCAAAAATTATTAGGTTTGTGATGAACACAAATTATAATTTACAAAGTTTCTTCAAAATTCCTTAATAAATCTTGAAAAATGTGCGAAAGAAAATCATATAAAAATATAAAGCTACATAATTATAACAATTAAGATGGATTTCAGAAATTTCGAGCCAGGTAAGGAAGGAACGTTTTTAAAAACACAAGATGCAAATGAAGAAATTAAAAAGTTAAATGGTGTTATTTTCAATAAATATGTAAAAATCCGTGAACAAAAAACTATTGATGACCCAACTAATGTATTTTATTCCACAAAGTATCCCTTTATTCCACATTTCAAAGGATATTATCGCGGTATTAAATATGTCCCAGCACTATATTATATCATCAAAAAGGATGAAAAGGGTAATGTTTCATTTGAACTTGTAGAACTTAAAGGATATAAATTTGAAATTGCTACAGGTGAATTGTATAATAGTTATGGTAAGACATTAGGTGGTAAAGATGCTACAACAAAAATTACTACACTTAACGGAAAAAAACTAGACAATCCAATTAACATTCGTCTTTACATTATGTTTCTTGTAAGTCTCTATCCATATTTTAATTGGAGGTTCTTCTTTGAAAATTTAAGAAAAAATAAGGTTTCTGTCGACCACCTATTGGGTCCAGGTTCTAACAGACGTGTTCATCCTAATCTTCTTGAAGTTGTTTCTTGTGGTGAAAACAATACTCGTAAAGGTCATTTTAATACAAAAAGAAGTGCTGAATCTAATGAAAAAAATAGTAAAACCAGCTCAAAGTCTGTATCCATCAAAAAAAATGGTGTAGATGTAAAAGATGATAATGGAGATATTATTGAATACACAAATGCCAAAGAATGTGCGAAAGTAATTTATAAAGGAAAAGAAACGGGTAAAAAATATGAAAAAAAAATTAACAGTTTATCAACATATATTGGAGAATATATAAGAGGAGTTCGAACATCCATTAGTGGATATACTGAATACACATTTACATATGGTCAAAGTTATATTAAATCACAAGAAGACCTTTATATAACTAAATGGAGACTTAATAGTGTTAATAATAAATATGTAATTGAGGAATATCAAGTGAAGGAAATATGGACGTATTATAAAGATTTAGATGAAGAACGTAAAAAAGAGATTAAAGCATTATATAAAGGTAAAGACAACAAAATACCAATAGCTATATCTAATTGTGGAAGAGTTATGAACCAGTTCGGGGAAAAATCTTATGGGAGTTGGATTAAAGAAGTTAAAGGACGATATTACAACGGATACACTATATACACTATTATGTGGTATTGGTTTGCATCAATTGAAAAAATTAAAGAATTACAAAATGGAATACAAGATGGATCAAAGCTTTGTCATTGTGACGGTGAACTTAAACATCCATTAGTTAAAAGACAAAGTGAAAATGGTGAAGAGAATTCTAATATTTGGGGGACATTCTATCTTGGAGACGACGACTCTAATGGAAAAGATAATAGTGCTAACCAGTTAAGAAAAGCTCAAGAAAATAAAAAAGGTCATTTTAAAGCATTTAAAGATGGTAAGCCAATTAGCGACAAAATTTTCGTATCAACAAAGGATTTCAATAATTGGGCTAATAATAATGGGATTACAGAAAAGTTTAATAAAATTACTACAATTTTAAAAGGAGGAAAACAGACAACTGAATACGGTCTAACCTTCAAACCGGCTTATGATACTACAGAAACACCTGTTTAAGTTCAATAAGGATACTTAATGATGTTTTTGATTTTCCGTTTGTGTTCATCACAAAATTAAAAACATATAAAAATAAACCACACAGAACTTTGTAAGAAACCATGGATTCTAACACAATTTTCCGTGCTTTTGACAAAAAATTGTCCAAATATGAAGAGTTCAGTCCAAGAATTGAAATCAATTTAGGCAAAATTGATGATTTGAAACATGAGTTAACTGAAATGGAGACTAAATCTGGTGATAAGGATACATTTATGTTTCTCAGATTGACAGATGAAATCGATAAAAAGAAACGCGACATCAAAAAGCACGAAGACGAAAATGAAGAACTTAAAGAACTTGTTAAAAAATTCCCCGAATCTATCAAACTAACATTAAATGAACTTAAAAAGAAAGATGAAGAACTTAAAAAGGAAAAGAAAGAAAAATCTACTAAATTTTATAAAAATTTCGCAAAGATTTCAACAATTTCAAGTGTTATTTTGGTTTCTTTTTTTGCAACAAAAAGATTTAAGGCTTAAATAGCCATTGAGACCAGTGCGGCAAGAATAACCATAATCCAAATAACAATAGCAGCAATCAAAAAATTCCACTTATCTTTTGAATATGTTTTAGACATATCAGGATCATTTTCAATCCAATAAATACCTATTGCTGAGGTGGCTATACCAAAGATTCCGAATAAAATCATAAACATAATCAATTTATATTTTGTCGCCATAGCCGCAATTAATAATGTTACTACAACAGTTAAGACCGCAGTTATTGATGAGATTACATATGTGTATGCACCTTGTGCTGTTTCATCTTCTGTAATTTTCTTACTGGAATTATTATAAATATCGGCAACCAATATTGACACAATAATAAATATGAATGATAAAACACTAATTACACCGATGGTTTTCCAACGAACACCGTTATAATCATAACTTTGTCTTACCTCGGGGTGACTTTGTATATAATCAAATTTTGCTTTTTTTATTTTAGCGTCATCTCCGGGATTCTTAAGTTTTTGGAGTTCTTGAAACCTTTCCTCAGCTTCGAGACCACTTAAATCATATTTGTTATAATCAATTTTTTTCGAACCAAACTTATCTGGTTCTGTGTCATATTTTGAACCATATGTTAATTTTCTGTCAAATCTAGATAATTTTTTTCCCATGTAACTTTTTTTAAAATCATCAAGTCGATTACCACCTCGAACCATATTTATTTATTAATATCAACATATATAAAAATCACAACAGCATTTCAATCGCAAAAATAATTGCAACTATCAAATATATTTCATATTTTTCTGGATTAGGGATTGGTATTATCTTTTCAAGTCGTTGTTTGTTAACATAATAAATTTGTAGAATAATGAACGCGACAAAGGAGACAATCACGGCTTTTATTAACCCCATAACTTCTTATAAATTACATATATATAAATTTTTGAAATGTGATTTACAAACTAAAACCTACAAAAGGATATATTCATTTTGAATATATGGTTAATTTTGTTCTTCTTGATCGTCTTGATCATAATTGTTTGTATAATCTTCTTCGTTATGATGTTCTGTTGCTACATCACTATTTGATGTTGTTGTTTCTTCACCCGGATCTTCAAGGTTGTCTAATACACTAACAAGCACCTCAACACCACCCTGCTTTTTAGTAGCAAAATCTCCAATACCCCTATTTCTTGTATAATTAACGAGAATGTCCGTATTCGAATTAGATATAAATGTTGCTGCTTCTTTTTCAATAAGAGCCGCGCCAAGTTTAGCGAGATTATCATCTTTAACATCTATATTAAATCTTGTAATGTGTTCAATACTGCGATTGATTTCATCTTCAAATATATTTTTTGAGTTACCAATTTGATTTTCAAATAATTTTGATATTATATTTCCTAATATAGTACGATATTTATTAGATATGTTTATTTTTTCTGCTTTATTTAAAAATCTGTCAATGATATCATTATAATTAACATTTATTTTGAAGTTTTGTGTATTTACATTATTAGTTGGATAATATGTTTTTGAACTATTATTGATAATTGATATTTGTGTATTGTTAATAAACTTATTATCAATCGCATTTTCAATAGTATCTTTTTTAAGAAGAGCCGCTATGATTATTTTAATCTTAAAACAAATTTTTCTTGCTATATTTTCGTTTTCAACATATTTTGTCAGACTTGTGTCAATATCTATATCTCTTGTATCAACTTCTGATATAAGTTTATTGATTTTATGTGTTTTCTTATTGGTTACTCCTAATATATCAGTTTTTTCTTCTATTATATCCGCCTCCGATACGTTCAAATTCTTTTTTGTTAAAACACGTGATTTATCACGATTTCCAAATTTTCTCTGTTCATATGAATAATTGAAACTAAATTTCATTTTTGTTGATTCATTATATGTATTTTTTACTTCTTCTGAAATCTTTTGTTTAATAATATTGAAAACTGAATCATTATTAGTAACAATGTTAGGCTTAATATGAAGTGTAAACATATTGTGTAAAGAATTATGAGTATTATTATGATTTTGTTTATATGTATCTTCAAAGTTGCTTTCATCAGTATAAAAACCGTACAACTCTTTGAGAATTAATTTACATTCAATCATAAAATTATGAATTTTACGACGAATTATATCAGGTACTGGTTTGCCCTCAATTTTTCTTTTAGTTTTATAATTGGTTATCTTAATAGTAGACAGAAACTTTTTAAATTTCACAATATCTCTTATCTTTTCGTCAATATTATTGGTTGATATATTATTAGATTGATATGTTAAACCAAACCGTTTACTATATAAATTCAAAAGAGTTATCATTTCTTTTAAAACTTCAATAAAAGTTATATAATCTTCAAAATAATTGAAAATATCCTTATCAAAAAACTGATTTGTTGGTTCATTAATGAAAATCTCATATTTTCTAATATTATATAGAACGTTTATGTATTCAACATTATTCATTTTTGATAAGTGAATTCTCTTTTCATAATCCTCAATACCAGCATCATTAAATAATGATTTAATCGCATCATTTAGTGTATCAGCAATATTTTTAAAGTCTTTTAATGTTGCTTTAACTCCATTTATTTCACTTAATCTTTTTAGTTCTTCATCAATGTGTACAACTTCCTTAGTGTTTGTGTTCATTCCAAATTGTGGTTTATCATTGATTTCATTATTATTCTCCAAAATTTTATCGTTGTTTACAAAACTTTTGAAATGAGATTGTTCTGTATTTGTATCGAGGACCCATTGATCTTTAAGAGCATTTTTATAAAATTCGTTTTTAGAAAGTAACATAGTTAATCGATAGTATTCGTGTATAGGAATGAATCGTTGATTTGTATTTATGTCGTAGTAATAATAAATATCCTCTTTTTCTTTAGCATGACGAACATATCTTAAATCGGACAATATATTCAATTTTTCTTGTATTCCACTTGAATTCCAAATTATCCTCAATAAGTCGTCGTTAGTATCAGTATTATCACTAATTCTATTAATTTTATTTGTAATTTTAAAAAAATTCTCAATTGGTTTATCTGCAATATCTGTGTACGATGTGATATCATTGTCATATAATTTTTCTTTTAAAAGGGATGTGTTTCTTCCGGATGGAATATATAATTGTTCTTGAAATTCTTTTTTCAATTCATAAATAGGTGAATTTAAGAATTTAAGAATTATATAATCAGGAACACCGGAATCTTTAAATCGTTTTATATCAGAAGCATCAAGTGGGATATTATCAAAATTAACTTTATATTCCTTATGTGCTGTTTTTAATTTAAATATGTAATTTTTGAAGTTTACCTTATCATATGTGTTGTCGATGTTCTTGTATTGTTTTCGTGCTATAAAAAGTTTATCTTGATATAGAACTTTTGTTCTGGTTTCGACTTTTACATTTCCGGATTGAATTCTTAAAGATTTCAACGAACTTTCGACATTTTTATTGTAGTCGCTAGTTTCATCGTAATCTACATTATCACTTTTTAAGTCGTTATAAGATGGAAATTTATCGGATTCACGAAAAAGATACTTAGAATTTTTTATGTTTTCATCAAGTTTCCTATTTCGTAATATCGTATTCGTTACGCTTTCGTCTTTTATAGTCGTGTCGAATTTAATAATTTGCTTTTGATCTACATTCGATTTCAACATATTTTCCACAAATTCGTTTGTATCCGACGTTAGCATGTTGTCATCTCCTGTATAATCATCAATCTCCTCTTCATCATCGTCGTCATAATCAATCTTGCTTAAAAATATAATATTTTCATTTTCTTCTCTTTCAATACCTGAATACAAATCGATTTCGATAGTATTTGGCACGACATCATCTTGATTGGTTACTTGAAAAACGTTATTTTCAATAGCATTAATTTGATATAAGTATTTGTCACCATTTGAGTCAATTGCTATAAAATTTTTTTCAATTGAATAATCAAATAGTTCATCAATATCATACCGGTCGTTTAAAATTTCAAATTTCAAAAAGTCGTCATCATTTTTTCCAGTCAAAATTTCATTTTTAATACTTACTTCTGTAAGACGAACATATGAGTGTTTTGTGGGATCTCCGCAATATTCAAGAACACTCCTTACCGAGTCATAATATGTAATCACATATATGTTATTATCACCTCCATCCTTTTTAAGAATTTTTTTATAAATCACCCCACTCATATTATATAATTATATATATTTTAAATCACAAAAACCATCAAAGAAAATGGAAACAGAACATAACAAGAAATAAGAAAAAATGTGAAAGAAATGTAATAAAAAGATTTTTGATGATGATGATAGAATTTTAAAGAGGAATTTTCATTTTTAAGTCTTTGATTTTCTTGTTCCAAAAAATGAAATTGAAAAATTTCATATCTAATCTCATCCGGCAACAATTGCATCTTTAAAAATATATATATAAATTTTCAGGCTATATTCACCGCTAAAGCGCGACCCTTTCTGGATAGAGTTTATAAGGTTTGTGTTCATCACAAACACGTGTATTCAAAGTTAAGAAATATTGAAATAAACTACTTCGGTTCAGGGAGTGTTCTGCGACAGTCAGGACAAGAACTTCTGTCTTTCATCCATCTCTTCAAACAGTCTTTGTGGTATGCGTGATTACATGGTGTAATCATTATATTTTTTTTGTCTTTTGGATCAATTGAATCCATACATATACTGCACTCACGATCATCTTCATCACGTTTAGCAAATTTTTTAATTCCAATTGAATAATCGTAACGCGGCAATTTTGGAAAAAACCAAGGAGCAATTTTGTCTAAGAATTTTCTTTCACTCTTGGTAAGTGCGCTGTTCAGTCGTATATAGTCACCAATTTCACTTCCAAATATCAAAGAAAAATCTGTATTTGTAGGCAACTTATCTCCCCAAGTTGTTAACTTTTTGCTGAAACTGGAACCTAAGACCCTTGAAAACATATGTTTAATATTTACAACTTTAGAAACATCCCATCTATTTATAGGACGATTGAAACTTTCAGCATCAGCAAACATATAACTCATATTAGTCACTTTTGAAACATTCCAGTCTCCAATAGATTGATTGAATTCAATGGCTTTATCAAACATAGAACTCATATCAGTCACATTAGAAACATCCCAATTTCCAATGGGTTGATTGAAACTTTTAGCACCTGCGAATATACCTTTCATATTATTAACATTACTTGTCTTCTTACCCCATCTTCCAATAGGTTGATTGAATTTTGTAGCAAGATAGAACATACCTTCCATATTGGTCACATTAGAAACATCCCAATTAGAAATATCTTTATTAAAATCGGAAGCATTATCGAAAAGCATTTCCATATTAGTCACTTTCGAAGTATCCCAATCTTCAATTTCACCATATTCATAAATCACATAATCTTTTTCCGAACCGCCTTCAAGATAATCTTTAACAGCATTACGTATAGATTTATTGTCTAAAGCGCGTCTTGCACCCCCTTTTTTAGATGATCTCGTTTTATTTTTAGTTACTTTTAAACGTCTCGTTTTTAGTATTCGTGGCATTCTATAATATACATATATATTTTTGTATGATTTAGATTTGTGTTCATCACAAATCGTGTATTCAAAGTTAAGAAATATTGAAATAAACTACTTCGGTTCAGGGAGTGTTCTGCGACAGTCAGGACAAGAACTTCTGTCTTTCATCCATCTCTTCAAACAGTCTTTGTGGTATGCGTGATTACATGGTGTAATCATTGTATTTTTTTTGTCTTTTGGTTCAATTGTATCCATACATATACTGCACTCACGATCCTCTTCATCACGTTTAGCAAATTTTTTAATGCCAATTGAATAATCGTAACTAAATGATCGCAAAAACCAAGGAGCAATTTTGTCGAAGAATTTTCTTTCACTCTTGGTAAGAAGTTTGTTGTTCTGAGCAATTTTATTTCCAAATATCAAAGAAAAATCTGTATTTGTAGGTAACTTATCTCCCCAAGTTGTTAACTTTTTATTGAAAATGACAGCATTATGGAACATATGTTCAATGTTTACAACATTAGAAACATCCCATCTATTTATAGGAAGATTGAAACTTTCAGCACCAGCAAACATATAACTCATATCAGTCACTTTTGAAACATCCCACTTTCCAATGGGTTGATTGAATTTAGTGGCAGTATTAAACATATATTCCATATTAGTCACTTTAGAAGTATCCCATTTAGAAATATCTTGATTGAAATTACCAGCACCAAGAAACATAAATTCCATATTAGTCACTTTAGAAGTATCCCATTTAGAAATATCTTGATTGAACTTACCAGCACCTGCGAACATATTATTCATAATATTAACATTACGTGTCTTCTTACCCCATTTTCCAATAGGTTGATTGAATGTTCCACAAAGATAAAACATACCTGTCATGTCAGTCACATTAGAAACATCCCAATTAGAAATATCTTGATTAAAATAGTATTCATCACCGAAAAGACCTCTCATATTAGTCACTTTCGAAGTATTCCAATCTTCAATTTCACCATATACATCAATCACATTTTCTTTTGCCGAACCGCCTTTAATATAATCTTCAACCGCTTTACGTATAGATTTATTGTCTAAAGCGCGTCTTGCACCCCCTTTTTTTGATCTCGTTTTATTTTTAGTTACTTTTAAACGTCTCGTTTTTAGTATTCGTGGCATTCTATAATATACATATATATTTTGTATGATTTAGGTTTGTGTTCATCACAAATCGTGTATTCAAAATGCTTTAAAATTCCTTATTATTTTTTCAAAAATGTTTTGAAAAAATATTTATAAAAATGTAGGTTTTAATATAATATGAAGTTTGTTAAATATATGATAAAAGCTGCTCTTACATTTTCTCTGGCAAATTCACTTAGTCTTCCAAAGACAATTCTAGACAACGTGTTTAGAAGTGTAAAACATACAGAAGTAATCAACACATTTAAAATTCTCAAGGTCTTCTCCCTTTCCAAATCAGGTGCAGAAGGCATGTATCGAACCGATCAAGAATATTTTCAAAACTGTGCCACGCTGTTTGATAAAGGAATTAGTTTTGTAAAAGCAACAGAAGATAAATGCATGTATTTAGCATGGACACCATATGCACCTATGTACAACAAAACTCTTGAATTCGATGAAACAGCATTGATAATCCGAAACGATTGCGAAGGCACCGACTTTAAATTGGTTCCCTTATATTACGTAATTCTGACAAATCGCGATGATAAGATTGAAATTGACAGAATTTTTCCCAATCCCGCGATCGAAGTTCGTTTAGATTTAAAACTTCTAAAAAAGCAACTGGATCAGCTAACAGAATTGTCTGGTATACCAATTTGTTACAAAAAACTACGTCACTACGATAATGGACGTTACTACTTTGAGTTTCTAAAAGATAGACCGGGATCTTGGTCTATTCCTTCTGATGAAGATGATTGACAAAAATGATGAAAAAACGAACTTGAAATTATATGATATATATATATGAGAAAAGAATAGAAAATGTTTAAAAATATTGTCAAATTTAAGATTTACAAGCTTTCTGATTTCAAGTTAATTAAAACAAATTATTATTTGAATTTCACAAGAAAAGCAAAGAAGGATGTTACAATTGCGGATGGACTTGAAATTATAAATAAAAAAATTGAAAAGTTAGATGGGGTCAACTACTGTAACTGCGACGGAAGTAAATTCTGTGCCAATTGTCAGTATTATATTATAAATGGATTAGTTCAAAAGCCGTGTTGTGTGCCTGTTTTACCACATAAGTACAATCATGTGTTTATTCCTGAATCTTTTAACAAAAATATGAATTATTTTGAAGAAGACATTGAACACAGTAATTTGAAAGTTTCTTGTTGAAGAACCGTGAGGTTTTTTATAAGGATTTGCCAGGGTTAATCTAAAAGCGAGTTGATATGGACAGGCGTTCTGCATACGCAACACTTGATGCTATTTGACGCCATTGTTCTCATGTATTCGTTCATGCAAGACGCGTGTATTTTATGATTGCATATTAAACTTAGAACTTTCTCGTCACTATCAGAGAACTCTTCTAAACAGATAGGACACGTTACATCATCATTTGAATGAGCAGAGTGCTTGTACTGAACATATTGTTTGATTGATCTTGTTAATTTAGGTAAAACTTCATAAAATAAACAGACCTCGTTAGCGTTTGAAATAACCAATTTCGATTCATCTTTTTTGAAAATATAATCATTAATTTTTGAAACATTTAATAGGCAGTTCATCTTTTCCTTAAAGTCCTTTACATACCAATTCCTCGAATAATCATGAATTACAATTTTTCTATTGAAATATTTCAAAACAAAGTCAATTGCATCTTTTGAGCTATATTTTACAGTATGAGCTATTCTTTTGAATCGTTTAACTAATTCCATCGAAACATTACGATGTTCGAATAATTTGATAATAATTTTTTGAATGAGTTCACTATCAAGTTTACTAACAAAAGTTGAAAATTTATCGTAATAAAGCAAATAAGAAATTTGTCTTGATGTGACGAATGTTAGTTCTGTGTTTGTCATTTCCGACATAAATTTGAACAATTCAATCGGCTCTACGTGTTCGCTCAAGAAATATTTTGAAATAAGTTGTTTATCAGAACTTGATTCCTTAATAATTTTCATTAGATTTTTAAGCTCGATCTTCGAAATATCCGCAGTATCATCTTTTGAAATGAATTTCCATTCATTTGATTCAAGAAAAGGTGCTGTAATAAGTTCTCCCTTCTTAACATCACATTTCAATTTTTTTACAATTCGGATGTGTTTGCTTCTCTGAAATATTTTGGAAGAAACCAAAACTTTAAACATTTCATTTGATTTCAAAATAACCGATGTTTCAACAAGATAATTGTTCATAGAGTCAAGATAGCGAACGTTTCGTAAGTAAATCCAATTTCGACAATTATCGGTCATGCGTAACTTTTCAAAATAAACATGCTTTAACATATCATAAACCCACTTTAGAGTTTCAAATTCATTCGACCAGCTTAAATAGGTAAAGATTTCACAGTTGAATTCGTACAGTTCTGAAACATTAGCATAATCTCCGCGTAGTTTTTGATTCAAATATTCAACATAAAATTTCTTAAAATATTCTACGTTTTTTTTAAGTGAAACAACAGCGGCTGTAACTATAAGACGCTTCAATTCATGATTAAAATAATTGAAAAACAGGCCTGTGTTTGTATTTAGGTCTGTTCCAGATAATTTTGTTTTATATTCTTCATTCTCTATTGCATATTCAAAAAATTTCTTGGCAATCGCAGGATTTAAATCGGTTAAAGGTCGCCATTCATTGTTTAGTAAATTTTTTAAATATTTGTCAAAATATTCAAGTTTCTGCATATTACTATCAGGATTGAAAAAAAAATTGTTCGAAATTACACACGACATTTTGAAGTTTCTTGAAATATGTATGTGTCTTATCTTTATATGATTAAAAATTAGAAAAAAGGAAATACAAATCCTAATATAGAAGTTTTTATCAAAATCCAAAGTCTTGAATAACAGCTACAATATCTTCTGCAGTCATATCTTCAAGTAAATCACGAAGTCTTTCTTTTTTGCAAATTGAACACATACATAATTCATCATCAGAATCACGTTCCTCTTCATCAGAATTTTCATCATCAGATTCAGTATCCAGTTCTTGATCATTATAACTTTTATACCATACACAGTTAATCCGATTAAAACTTTCGGATTTATCAAACATATCATTGATTCTATCCCTTACACTAATCTTAATTACCCAGTTGTTAATATTTTGATTAAACTTTTTTGAACCTGCAAACATATAATCGAAATTTTTACAGTTTGAAACATTCCATTCACCAATAGGTTGGTTGAATTCAAACGAACCTGAAAACATATTGTTCATATCTTCAACATTTGAAACATCCCATTCACCAATAGATTGATTAAATTTCTTTGAAATAGCAAACATACCTTTCATAGTTTCTGCTTTTGAAGTGTTCCATTTTCCAATTGGTTGATTAAATTCAACTGTATCATTAAATGCTCCTTCAAAACTTGTAACATTTGAAACGTCCCATTCTTCAATAGGTTGATTGAATACAGAACCAGCAAAAATACCAGTCATTATAACCACATTCGTCACATTCCATTTCTCAATAGGTTGATTAAATTTCATCGTGCGATGAAACGTCGCAAACATAAGTTCAACTTTTGAAACATCCCATTCTTCAATAGGTTGATTGAAACTTTTAGAATAAGCAAACATTCCTGAAATATCATTCGCATTAGACATATTCCATTTTCCAATAGGTTGATTAAAAATCTCTGTTGATTGAAACATCCCTGCAAAATCAGTCACACTCGAAACATCCCATCCTGAAATATCATAATTGAAATCTTCAGCACCATCAAACATACATTTCATATTATTTACATTAGAAGTATTCCAATTTGAAATATCTTTATTGAATTTATTAAATTCTTTAAATAGAAATGACATATCAGTTACCTTAGAAACATCCCAATCTTCAATTTTACCATAACTTTTAATACATTTTGATTGATTCTCCTTATAAAGGAGAACAGCATCTTTGATATTGAAATCAGTAATTTGAATAATTTCAAATGTCTTTTCCTGCTCCTTTTTGTACTCTTTATAACTTTCCTTAAAATCAATATCTGTTTTCAATAAGATTGCAATTAAATTTTTAACAGCAGTATTAGACGTCAATGTTTTTGACGTAAGTTGCTTGTTAGTAATTGGGCTCTTATCACTTGTTAGAAACCATCGTTCTATCTGTGAACGATCATAAGTAATGCCGTCAGACGCAATGACAGGATCGAGAATTGGTTGCATACTGATAGGACAGTGTGCATCACAAATAATTTCATCTAAATCCTTATTATCCATTTTTATTGTATTTTCCTAATTATTGAGATTACATTTCAAGTTCTTTTTTTTAACATTTTTACAATTTGAAGTGTTGTATCAAAAAATATATTATGTTATTTAAGAATGATTAAAATTATTGCCAAAAATATATTATTTGTATTTGTATTTATTTCTCTTCATTTAATTGCGTTTTCTTGGACGTGTTTCAAAACATTCCATTGCCCGACTATTTTTGAAAAAAGCATGTTTTATTTTTTCTTAATAATGGCCTACACTGCTTTACCATATATATTAAATACAAATATACTAATTGCTCCAATTTCAATAGCAATTCTTCTTTTATGTATTGATACATTGAATAGACTTCGTATTATTAATACGC